CAAAACTCAATCAGTTAAAACTGGTGTGTTGGATATGAATAAACTGTATTCATACAAGTTTGAGGAGAATCTTTTTAAAAGAAATATGTTGAGTGACCGCGGTAAGAGTCATGGAGTTATTATTCTCTTTGATTTTTCATCATCGATGGTGAGTAGAATCATTCAAACATATGAACAAATTCTCAATCTAGTGTTCTTTTGTAGAAAAGAAAAAATTCCGTTTGAGGTTTTTGGATTTACGTCACAGAAATTTATCTATACTCAATCAGCACCACCAGCAAATCCAAATGAAGTTCTTTGCAAGAAGGGTGACTTAACAATCCGTCAATATTTTTCCAGCACCATGACAAATTCAGAATTTTCCACTGCCGTGGAAAATATGTCGCGGTTAATTCATTCTTATCGGCTTGGTAGAGCCTATGTCCCATCGGAAGAGTACATGGGAGGAACTCCCCTTGCTAAGAGTTTAGTTGTCATGAATCAAGTGATTGGTAAGTTCAAAACCAAAAATGATCTTGATATTGTTAATTTAATTGTAATTTCAGATGGAGGTGATAACGAGGGATTACCCACTACAAAAAACCCTTATCTGAGATGTAATCCCACAGTCGTTATTCGAGATATTATTAACAAGAAATCAGCTAAACTTGGAACAGTCTCAAGCAAAAAAAGTATTTGTGAGGGAGTCTTGAAAATTATTCAAGATAATTATGCATGTAATTTAATTTGTTTCTATTTAATTAATGGAATCAGTGATCTCAGATATATTATTCAGAATACGAAAGTCACAGACTTGAAGGATTATAAACAAAAAGGTTTTATTGCTACCAAACAAAACGGATATGATCAATATTTTATTGTTGATTCTAAAAAAGGATTCTCCATTAGCAATGAAACATTTGATTCAGTTTCCGGAAACTCTGAAGCTAAAATTCGAAGCAGTATGCAAAAGATTCTGAATAAAAAGCTAACAAGTAGATTATTACTGAGAAAATTCATTGAAACAATTGCTTGACAGATAAGCATTTATTTGATATATTATAGTTAGTTATTGAGTTAATTATTGGAGAGTGACAAATGAAGAAACATCCTAAAGATCTTTTTGTAAAGTATTTGATTGAAAATCCTGAGAATTTTTTCTCGGAGAAAAAGATTAAGAGATCTGTGGTAATTCAGATATGTGAGGAAAAGAATATTCCAATTCCGTATTGGCTGATTAGTCCAGCAAATCGAACGAATGAAAGAGGATTTTTTCATATTCCTAACTGGATGTTGGACATGAAGAATGCTTCTAAACTGGAACAGAAGGAAGAGAAGCTTGAAATGGTGAAGTCAAGAAAATCAGAAAAATTTGATTCAGTAATTCCAGTACAGTCAGAAAATTCTTTTGTTCCAGCTATCAATAGAAATTATGTTAAGTTTGGATATCATGATGATTTGACACAGATCATTAAGAGCAAAATATTCTATCCGGTTTATATTGCGGGTCTTTCTGGAAATGGAAAGACTTTCATGGTAGAACAAATTTGTGCATCTCTGGGTAGAGAGATGGTTAGAGCAAATATCACAAAGAAGACTGATGAAGACGATCTTCTCGGCGGTATGAGAATTATCAATGGCGAAACTGTCTTTCACGAAGGACCCGTGATTAAAGCAATGAAGCGTGGTGCAATATTGCTCTTAGATGAAGTACATCTTGCATCAATGGAAATTATGTGTCTTCAGCCAGTTCTTGAAGGCAAGGCAGTATTTCTAAAGAAAATTAATGAGTTTGTTTACCCTGCACCCGGATTCAATGTTATTGCTACAGCGAATACAAAGGGAAAATTTTCTGAAAAGGGAACATTTGCCGGAGCAAACATTCAAGATGAAGCATTTCTAGATCGATTTGCGATTACTCTGGAACAAGAGTATCCTTCGGAGACAATTGAAAGAAAGATTCTTCGAAATGCATTTGAAGAATGTGGAACAGAGTCAGATGAATTTTTGATTGAGAAGCTTTCGAAGTTTGCTAGTAACGCAAGAACTATGTATGAGTCGGACAGTATCGATGAAGTAATCTCAACTAGAAGACTTGTCGGAATTGCTAAGGCAATTGCTCTATTCGGTGATAAACAGAAAGCAATTGAATATTGTACTAACAGATTTGATCAAAATGTAAAAGATGCTTTGCGGGCATATTGGGACAAAATATTTGTTGAGCCAGTTCCTGTGGAAGAACGTGAATCCTCACAGTCTGACTCTCTGTATTCTCTTAATGGTACCGACGTAATAGTGTCATCTCCCACGACCGAAGTAAATATATCATTTTGATTAAATGTTGACAATTGATTTATTGTGTGATAAACTAAGTGCTGTAATTAATTAATTAACGATTCGAAAGAATCATATTAAAGGAAAATAAAATGATGACTAAAATTGAAAAGCTGATGAAGAGACTTGCCACTGGTAAGAATCTGACTGTTTCGGAAGCAACGAAGCGTTATGGTGTACAGAATCTTTCTGCTAGAGTCTCAGAACTCAGAGATGCTGGATTCACTATTTACACAAATCAGATTCGTGATAGTAAGACTGGACGCAAGGTTACAGCGTATCGTATGGCTGAGTACTAATTAAGTCTCTGGTGTTTCAAAAAACTTATGTTCTGCCAACATTGTTGTCTCTCTCAATGTCACTCTCTCAAACAATAATGTTGGCAGTTTTTTCTTTTTTTAATTAAAATTTCAACATGAAACTTTCTCAAGAAACTCTTTCTATACTAAAAAATTTCGGCAATATTAATCCTAATATCTACGTTAAATCGGGAAATATCCTGTCCACAATTGATTCGAGTGAAACGATTTTTGCAGTTGCAAATGTTAAAGAGCAGTTTGACATTCCCTTTGGCATATATGAACTGAGCAGATTTTTGGGAGCATATGATCTTTTTGAGAACCCAGAAATCACGTTTAATGATAAATTTCTTTTGATTGAAACTGATAATAAAGTTGTTCAGTATTCATATGCTGATCCAGAAACTCTGTTAAAGCCAAGTAAGATTGAGTTTGACATTGGTGAAGATCTAATCAAAATTTCAATTACAAAAGAACAGTTTTTGGATCTGCTTAAATCCAGTTCTGTGATTGATTTGCCACACGTATCATTTGTTGGCGATGGAAATTCTGTTAATGTTGTATCGAGTAATAAAAAGAACCCGAATGGTAGCAGTTTTAAATTGAAACTTAATGTTGACACTGCTCGTTCGTTTGAAGCTTCCGTGTTGTTGAAGAGACTTGAATTTATTATTCCCGACATTTATGATATTGAAATTTCCCCAATGGGCGTTATTCACTTCATAAATAAATCTTTCGGACTACAATACTGGATTGCCGTTGAAATGAATCACAGTAAATTTTAGCCCTTGTAGCTCAGATGGAAGAGCAAGATAACAAACACAGGACTTTTAAACTCTGATAAGCTATACTCATATGAGTATAATGAAGATCTTTTTAAGAGATCTATCAGATTCGAAAAAGGTAAGAATCATGGTGTGATTCTATTGTTTGATATGTCTGGCAGTATGTCTGGTATTATACACGGCGTATATGAACAGATGTTGAATGTTGTTATGTTCTGTAAGAAAGTAAAGATACCATTCGAAGTTTTCGGTTTCACTTCGGGTGGCACACATCAATCAATGAGCAATCAAGATGAAGTGATATTATCAGATCTTAATTTGAAGAATTATTTGTCTAGTAGAATGAATCAGAATGAGTTTTCAGAAGCATTCGAATTTTTCTCCAGTATGATTTACAACAAAAGTATATTTGAATATATGGGTGGAACACCGCTGGTAAATTCTCTAATTGTTATGAATCAATTCATTGGAAAATTCAAGTCTGAAAATTCATTAGATGTTGTTAACTTCATAGTGATATCAGATGGCGGTGATGGAGAAGGTGTTAAAGTAGATAAACAATCTCAATCAACTAGAGCATTATACACTCTATACAGAAATGATGTATTACATAAACAATGTGTAATGCGCGATAGAACAAACAGAACATCAACACAAGTGAAACAATTTTCGCAACAGCAACAGTTCAAGAAAACTTCGAAACTGAATTTGCATTCTATGAATTGAATAGATTTCTAGCAGCACACTCTCTATTTCAGCAGCCAGAACTTACATTCTCTGATAAGTATGTTCTGATTGAAAGTGATAATAAGACTATTAAATATGTATACACTGATGTTGATACTTTGTTGTATCCTCACAACACATCATGCGAAATTGCTTCTGACTGTGTTACTTTTGATTTGACGAAAGATCAGTTTCTCACTGTTCTAAAGTCAAGTTCTGTTATTGATCTTCCACAAGTTTCATTTGTTGGAAAAGATGGTAAGATCAGTCTTTCATCTTGTGCGAAAGAAAATCCAGCATCAAATAATTTCACATTAAATTTGAATTGTGAAACACAAAAAGAATTTGAGTGTGTTGTTCTGTTAGATAGATTTGAGTCGATTTTGCCCGGTGATTATTCTATCAGTGTTTCTAACGGACTTGTACACTGGTCTAATAAGAATATCAATTTACAATACTGGCTCACATCAGAGTTAGAATATAGTACATTTTAGCATCTATATTTCGATTGGTAGAGAAAAGCTCAAGTCATCACTTGAAGTCGAAGAAAGTATAAATAATCACATTAGCTCAAAGCACGATTCGTATAATTGGTTATTATGCCGGTTTTGTACTCCGGTGATTGGGGTTCGATTCCTCAATCGTGCTCCAAAGTATGATATTTTATGCAAAATTTTAAAACAGAAGAAGCTAGAAAAAATTTCTTAGCAGCACTACAGAGAAGTCGAGAAACAACTAAAAATAAATGGAATAAAATTAAATCTGAATACTTAGAAACTCCTAAGTTGTGTTTGTGTTGTTTATCGCCACTAAGTTTTGAAAAAAGAAAGGGTAAATTTTGCGGTCATAAATGTGCAGCAATATTCAATAACGGCAAGAGAAATACTCTGAAAAGAGTTGTTTTTTGCTTGAACTGTAATTCTGAAATTTTAAGTCCAGTTAAAAAATTTTGTAATTTAAAATGTCAGGGAGAATATAGAACAAAAGTTAGTCTTAAAAAATGGCTTTCTGGTGAAATTTCTAATACAACCATTCCTAGAAAAAACAACTGTTATCCCACTATAAAATCTTTTAGTAGAAAATATATTCTAGAAATTCGCAATAATAGATGTGAATTGTGTGGTTGGAATACAGTAAACGTTTTTACAAATAGAATACCTTTAGAATTACATCATTTGGACGGAAATTCATCTAATAATGTATTAGAAAATTTACAAGTTCTTTGTCCAAATTGTCATGCATTGACAAAAACCTCTAAGGGCGGCAACAGAGGCAAAGGAAGATTTGCAAGAAGAAAAAGATATGCTGATGGAAAAAGTTATTGACAAATGTTATTTTGTATTATAAAATAACATAAGTTTTATATTACTTCGAGGGCTCCAACGAGCGACACTAGTATAATGATATTATGTCGGTTTACCAAACCGAAGATCAAAGTTTAATTCTTTGGTGTCGCTCCATTTTTGATTGTTATGAAAATAGATCTGAGTAAAATAGACATTGAATGTTTTGCTGTTAGAGAAGTAGATGTTGCAAATGAAATTTGCTATCTTGTAAATCCAAAGCCAAATTTCTTTGACTGGACAGAAGATCTTTTACATTTCAGATCATCTGTTTGGAATTCTGATGGTGAATTGATATCTGCTGGATTCAAAAAGTTCTTCAATCTAGGCGAAAGACCCGCAATTGATCCTCTCAATTCATTCGAGAATGTAAACGTTGTTGAGAAATTGGACGGATCGTGTCTTATAGTTTCAAGATATAAAGGACAGACCATCATCAGAACACGCGGATCTATTGATGCTAGACATATGAGTAATGGTGATGAAATTGATTATTTAACCTCACTGTATTCTAAGTTTTTCAATTTTGTAGAGTCTGATGCTGTTGTTGGTGACAAAGGAACAAAGGGGCATTCATATCTATTTGAATGGACATCGCCGAGAAACAAAATTGTAATTGACTATGGCAATTCACCAGATATTAAACTGATGGGTGTCATTGAGCATAGTGAGTATAGATTAGCACATCAAGATGTTTTAGATCTTGTTGCTAAAGATCTTCTGTTGAGAAGACCCAACAGATATTATTTCAAAACACAAGCAGAACTTGTAGCAAATGTTAAAGACTTTCTAGATAAAGAAGGTGTCTGCATTTACTATGATAATGATCAACACATTAGAAAAGTAAAGTCTGCATTATATTTGAAGTTACACGCATTCAAGAGTAATCTTTCCATTGTGAAAATGGCAGAATTGTTTTTCGAGACACAGAAATTTTTATCGAATGATCCGTTGCCCACAGAAAATGTTAAGAAAGATTTTGAATCTTACATTCAATCAACATTTGACTATGAGTGTTTAGTTGAATCTCAACAACTTATAAACGATTTATTTGATAAATTAACAACTTGGTATTCTAATCTTCAACTTGTCGGCAATTTTGTGTCTGCTAATAAGCATTTAGAGCAAAAAGAATTTGCTTTAAGTCTGATTGACTGGTGCAAAGATTTGCCACACTTGTCTAGTTTTGGCTTTAAGATTAGATCTGGTCAATTTAATCCTTCGATACACAAGAAGAAATTCGTTGACTTGTTATCTGAAGGTATGTTATAATTAATTTGCGATGTGGAGTAAATGGCGAACTCAAACAGTTCGGCGCATAATTTAGCGCGTTGGTATCTGTGAGATGTTGGTTCAAATCCAACCATTGCCACTTTTTTTGATATGAATATTTTTATTTTAAATTGGTATCCTGATATTTGTGCTAAACAGCATTGTGATAAACATGTTGTTAAGATGATAGTAGAAACAGCACAAATACTTTCTACTACACACCATGTGTGTGGATCACTAGTCAATAAAGATAGATTGTATAAGAAAACGCATGTAAATCATCCATGTGCAAGATGGGTCAGGGAGAGTGTTAGTAATTATGTTTGGACATGGTGTTTATTGTCATGTTTGTGTAAAGAGTATACATTTAGATATAATAAGACTCACAAGACAGAATCTCTTGTAAATTTATTGATGCAAGCACCGTTTGTTCCTGCTGGACCAATAACTGAACCAGCACAAGCAATGCCAGACAAGTATAAAGATTCTGATCCGGTTAAAGCATATAGAGACTACTATATAGGAGAAAAGAAAGCGTTTGCAAAGTGGACTAATAGAAGTGTGCCAGAGTGGTTTAGATGAACAATATAGAAATCGAAATTAATTATTTGGTTGAGTATTTGAATTATCATTCGTATTGTTATTATATTCTGAACAGAACGGAAATACCAGATGTTGTTTTTGATCGTGCATTTCGTAAATTGGAGTTGTTAGAAGAAGAAAATCCTTCTTATGTTAGAAAAGATTCTCCAACGCAAAGAGTTGGATATCCTATCAATGTTGGATATCCATTACCATTAGAATGGAGATTGTAATTCTGGGCAGGTAGCGAAGTGGTTAAACGCATCGCGCTGTAAACGCGATCCTATTTTGGTTCGGTGGTTCGAATCCACCTCTGCCCATTTTGGTGTATAAATGATGAATAAAAAAGAAGCTATAACATATATTGAGATTGAAGTTATAAAAGGTGGATATCTCTTGATATATTCGGGTCAAGATTTTACTGTTAAGGAAATATTTGTTAATTTTGAAGATCTTTTAACAAGACTTAGTACATTGGTGAAGGAATAATTAAATGAGATTGCACGTTGATCCAGAACATAAACAAATTATTTTACATGTAGCAAAACAAACTTTATCGACAATTGCACTCGCCCTCGAAAGAGGGTTTGTATTGACACCAGATATTGTTCGAAATGCAGAACTTGATATTGTAAAAGAACAGGGACAAGAAACTTTAGCAATTCGATTTGGTGGTAAAGAAAATGAAGCTGCTAATCAGAATCTAACAAAGGAGTTAGATTTGTCCAAATTTAATTTTGGAGAATAGAATGGAAACTTTGACAAATCATTTTTGGGAAAGAGATGAGCAAGTCTATCAATATGTTTGTGATATAACAAAAAATCTCTCTCTAGTTGTTGATGTTGGATGTGGGAAAAAATATTTAGAAACAGCTACAGATTTAATTGATTATGTTGATCTTGGAAATACTGGTAAAAAACTTCATGTTTTAGATGTTAGCTTTGATAAGCTTCCGTTTAAAGACAAAGAAGTCGATTTCTTATATTGCAGACACACGCTAGAAGATATAGATAATCCTCGTTGGCTTATATCAGAAATAAATCGAGTTGCTAAAGCTGGATATATTGAATGTCCTTCTCCGTTGATTGAAATAGTTCGCGGAGCAGATGCGGGAAGTCCTCCTTGGAGAGGATATTATCATCATCGTTCGATAGTGTGGTCAGATGGAACAACTTTGACTGTAGTGCCTAAGTATCCTATAATGGAACATATACAATTTCCAGATAAGTTTCTGATCGATCAATTGCACAGAGGTAGTGATTTGTGGAATACATATCATTTTTGGAATGATAGCGTAAACGTCAATTTTTCATTTGGTTATGGCAATCCACACTCTTATGATATCATCGGAGAATATGGTAATTATTTAATGTCCGGTGTACAAGCGACTGTCGGACACACTAATTATATTTTAAATCAGATTAGACAATATGGAAAACTGTAAACTTTGTAAATTCTATCGTGCAACCACTGGATGGAAATTGTCGGAATATGATTGTAAGAATATTCTAGAGCGACAAAAAGCTGGTATTGAAGTTAAGACCTTCGGTAAATGCTTTAGAAATCCAAACACCGTCGATGTTCACGAAACTCATTGGTGCGGTGAATTTAAAGAAAATGTAATTGATTGACTTTTTGTTTTAATTATTGTATAGTGATTCAATGAAAGAACAATATTTGTGGTGTGAGAAATATCGTCCCAGAACAATATCAGATTGTATTTTACCCGATGAATTGAAATCCGTGTTTGAGGGAATTATAAAATCAAATGAAATTCCCAACATGCTATTTTCTGGTTCAGCTGGAGTTGGAAAAACAACAGTAGCAAAAGCTTTATGTGATGAACTTGGAGTGGCGTATCTTTTTATTAACGGCAGCAAAGACGGTAATATCGATACACTCAGAACAACAATTCAAGACTATTCATCTACAGTTAGTTTCAATGGAAAAAGAAAAGTTGTAATACTGGATGAAAGTGATTATTTAAATGCAAATTCTACTCAGCCAGCCCTTCGCGGATTCATAGAAGAGTTTTCGAGAAATTGTGCTTTCATTTTAACTTGCAATTTTAAGAATAAGATTATTGAACCATTGCATTCTAGATGTTCGGTTGTTGAATTCAGAATTCCAAAAAATGAAAAACAGCAGATTGCAAAAGGATATCTACATCGTGTTGTTAATATTTTAAAGCAAGAAAAGGTTAAGTATGACACAAAGGTAGTCATTGAAATTATCGGAAAATATTTTCCTGATTTCAGAAGAATTATCAATGAACTTCAATTATGTTATACTAAATTTGGTGAGATTAATGAAGGGATTCTTGCTGCAAATCCTGATTTAGGAATTTCTAAACTCTTTCTTGCTCTGAAAGAAAAAAAGTATTCTCAGGTTAGAGAATGGATATTAGAAAATATAGATAATGAACCATCAAGAATATATAGAAAGATTTTTGAGAGTTTAAAGGGCAACGTAAAAAATACAAGTATACCACAAGCAGTTCTATCATTACTGGATTATGAATTCAAATCTGCTTTTGTTGCAGATCAGGAATTATGTTTTCTAGCTTGTTTGACTGACCTGATGATTAATTGTGAATTTGAATAGTATGGGAATCAAATCGAGATGTCCGACGAAATAAATATATTCACATTTCTAGACTCAATTAATTATACAAAAAAAGATATAATGACTGAAGAGAACGAAAAGCTTTATAAGCCGTTTCTCATCAATCGATTTTTATCCGCATCTCTTGATACTGTCTTATATGCACAGGAGATGAATATGTATCCATTTGCTCCAGCTAGAATGCAGTATGATTTTTTTCTACATTCTATCAGAAAAAATAAAAGATATTTGAAGTGGCTCAAAAAGGAGAAGCTTGAAAAAATCGAACTTCTGAAAGAATATTTTAATTATAGCACCAAGAAAGCAGAACAGATCGCTGACCTGATATCAGATGATCAGTTTGAAGAGATTAAAAGTAAAATGTCTCATGGTGGTATAGAGTAACAAAATCTTACAAATACTAAATATTCTCTGTGAGTTAATATAGTTTCTTATTGGGAATATTTTTATGGAAGATATTTTTAGAGGTTGTGGAATCGAGATTGAGTTGAAGAATAGTGATGATTTTCTAAAAGTGCGAGAGACACTTACAAGAATTGGAATTCTTTCCTTCGCCAAAAAAACAATTACACAGAGTTGTCACATTTTACATAAACAGGGCAGATACGTTATTTTGCATTTTAAAGAGATGTTTAAGTTAGATGGTAAAAATTCGTCATTTGATGAATATGATATTGCCCGCCGAAACACGATTGTAAATATGCTGGCTGACTGGGGATTAATCAAGGTATTAGATCCTGAAAAAATTAAATCTCCACTGGCACGTCCAGGTGAAGTGAGAGTTATTTCGTTTAAAGAAAAAGAAAATTGGAATTTAGTATCTAAGTATCAGATTGGTGCCAAGAAATGAAATGTTTTCTGTTGTTTTGTATTCTATTTGTCACGGGATGTGTAGCTGGCGGCACGTATAATCTCAGCGAGAAAAATGATTTTTTTAGTCCTGATAATATAGATAATAATTTCACTCAGGGATTAAGTGTTTCATATAGAGAACCTATAAAAGAACAGTATTCCGAAATTGCAGTCACGCAGGAACTTTATACTCCCACACACAAGAAACTTGTGCCGCCTCTGAATACAGAGAATCCATATGCAGCTACTTTGTTTATGACTGGTAGAAGATATAATGAATTTGACGATTATAGAATAGTTTATTCAGTAGATGCGGGCATCGTGGGCAAATATGCTTTCGGTGAACAGACTCAAAATAAATTTCATGATCTGATCGGAAACAAGCGTGTTCTCGGATGGGATTATCAGTTACCCAGTGAAGCTCTTGTTAATTTTTCGTATAAGAGAGAGTGGATTAACTTTCGAAAGCAACTTAAATATTTTGATTTAGATTCTCAATCATCTATTGAGGCACGCGCTGGCAATTTTCATGTAGATTCTATTTTCACGAATGGATTTAAACTTGGAAAAAATCTTCCTAAATTTGATAATAGTAATGATAATTTGTCATACTATCTCTTCTCAGACTTATCAAATCATTTTGTAGCTTACAATTTATATTATGATGGTACGATGTTTCATGATAGTCCCAGTGTAGATACATCTCACTTCGTATTTGTACTGGATAGTGGAATTGGATGTGATTTTAAGACTAAATATTTTTCGCCGAAACTAAAGTTTCATTTTGTAGTTACTACAAAAGAGTATCAAGAACAAGAAGAGGAAGTTCATAGTTTTGGTTGGCTTGATTTATCATTTGTTTTTTGAGTTATTATTCAATGACTGGTTATAATCGAGTAGTTCTTCCAGATAGACCTACTTTTATTTCAAATCAAACTTCATCTGAAGAGAGGATAGATGAAATGTTGAATAAACCTTGCGTACAACTGGGCGATACAAAGATAAATGCTTCTGGATTAATATTACTTTCTGCTAGAGAAACTGTAAAATATTTTATGTTTCTCGATAAAATGATATTTCGAGTTAATACGAATGTCTCTATTCGAGTACCCAGGGGATTTGTTGCTAACATAGTTCCTATTGATTATACATATAGTAATAGATTTGTGTTATCTAAAACTTTTAATATTACCAATATCACCGAATATCATCGAGTGGTTGTTGATTTGTTAATTTTTAGAGATCCTTCCGAAATGGAAGTTGTCATCGAGAAGACTGTACCATTGGCAGGACTTTATTTTACAAAAATAGAACTTATAGAATAGGAATTTTACTATGTATGATTTTGATGCAATTTGGAAAGAATGCTTGAAATTTGGAATTCTTCAGCTTGAATGGGAATTCAAAAATTTAATGGATCTATTGTACGAAAGAAAATGTAAAACTCTTTTGGAAATAGGAACATATGGAGCCGGAACTGCAAGGGGCTTCACTGAAATAGTTGATCTGGTTGTGAGTATGGATCCATTTCTAAACAGCAACATTCAACAATTACAGAATTTGAAAAGTAACTTCATTTTCGTACATGGCTATAGTACAGACGAAAGAATACAATCTTACATTTCAAAAATCTGTCCTCAAGTAGATTGTCTTTTTATAGACGCAGATCATTCTGATGCTGCCGTGAGAAGAGATTATGCTGATTACAGGAAGTTTGTAAAGCCCGGTGGTATTATTGCATTTCATGATACTGTTGAGACAAAGAAGCCGGGTGAAGCACAAGTATCATTCCTTTGGAATGAAATTAAGAATGATCATAAGTACTGGGAATTTCATTGTCCGAGTAATACATTTTTCAATTGTGGAATTGGTGTTATAGAAGTTTCTGAATAGGAGAAAAAAATGCTTAGATATTTATTTGTTATCATAGTTACAATTTTAATGAGTGTTACTAATGTTGCAGCTGAAAGACTTTTGGGTCAAGATCTACTTGGATTGCAGCAACAGAATTTCAAAATTAAAAGTATTATTGAACATAATACAAAAGGAACAATTCTTGGCAATCTAGATTATACATTTGGAACAGATTTAACAAAAGTTAAGAAACTTTTAACCGCGATTGAGCCAAGATTTTGGAGAGTTCATTTTATAAATGGTCCATGCATTCGAAATCGAAATTGTGGAAACTATGAATACTCAGAGGGTCTTAGTATTTCTCAGTTCAATTCAGCCGTTCTTTCGAAGAAGAAATCGATTCTCAACAAATACAAAGAGCGAGTTCAATTGTATTGTCAATTAAAAGATTCGTATCCAAAGACTAAGTTTGGATTCTCGCCAGTCTTAGAGCATAACTTATCTCCAGAAGCATGGAACGTTTTAGCTGATGTGACACTTGAGATATGTCCGGGAATCACGCTTGTAAATAACGCAGTCAATGGTGTTGCAGTAAAGAAATATAAGGGATCTCTTATTGAAAGACATGGAACCGGCAATGATATTTTAAATGCCGATATTGTATCAACAGATGGTGCAGAAATAACAGATTCGAATATTCCAGAATATTTAAAGAAAACAAATAAAGCTGAATATGTTTATTCTTGGAGTAGAGTCTATAACTGTAGAACGAATGCAGTCGAATTTGTTGATCCTAGAAAAAGAACAGCTTGTCCAAATGGAGCACAGTCTCAATTACTTGCTCATATCTTTGATCAAAGAGAAGATGCGCCAAAATTTGTTGGTAAGAATTGTAGAAAAATAGTTACTTTCTCTTCTCCGTGGGTTAATAAGCCTTTCTCGGAAGATAAAGGAACAGGCGATCAACGAGCTAATTATCCCGTGATTATCATTAAAGACAAATCTTCAGCGTTGTCAGTACTTGATTTTAAGGGAAATTCGGTGGGCACTGTCGGATATTATGGTACATATGATCCTCTGAAAGGACATAGATATTATGCTAAGTGGCGCGGCGGTTCTAATTTGAGTGGTTATCAATATGAGATAAAAGCTAGGCAGTCTTCTGGAAATCCGAATACTTGGTTAAAAGCTGGTAATGTTTGCTATGGTCCAGTTATTCTGGGTAGAAGGGCTGGCAGTTTCAGGTAAAAAAATGCGAATAGTCTGCATTAGTGATACCCATAACTTACATAAGAATGTGATATTACCGGAAGGAGATGTTGTAGTCTGCGCGGGTGATATCACAAATCATGGTGACTTAGTTGATGTGGCATCTTTTAGTAAATGGGTGACATCTTTTGGTCACAGTAAGGTCATAACCATCGCCGGAAATCATGATTTCTGCTTCCAAGATCAAAGCAGAAATTTTGCCAAGTATATATTAGAAGAACACAATATTACATATCTCGAAGATTCTGGATGTGAGTTTAATGGTTTGAATTTTTATGGTTCTCCGTGGCAGCCGTGGTTTGGTGGATGGGCATTTAATCTGCATAGAGGACCAGAATTACAAAGAATTTGGTCTAAAATTCCAGATGACGTATCTGTTCTCATAACACATGGTATGCCATATGGTATTTTAGATTTTGCTGAGTATGGTCAAGAATTAACGGGGTGTGAAGATTTGCTCAAGAGAATTAAAGAATTGAAACATTTGAAACTTTTTGTTGGCGGTCACATTCATGAATCTAGAGGTGAAATAGTTGAATATGGAAAGAATAAGTTACATTTTGTAAATGCATCTATTTGTACTTTGCAATATAGCCCAACAAATTCTCCCATAGTAGTTGAAATTTGAAAAATCATGATTATCTATAAACTATACGATGCATAATTCTATGGTCGTACATTTTAGACTCGCTTAATAAAAGGAGAAATTATATGTATTATGTAGATCCAATTCTTTATCCGCTTGCGTCCCAACTATTAAATCCGACATGGGTAGATGAAATGCTGTCAACTACAACAAAATATCCGCCATATGATGTTGTAAAACACAATGATGAAAAAATGTCGATTGAATTTGCTGTAGCTGGCGTTTCAAAAGAAGACATTGATATTACAGTAGAAAATGGTTATCTATATATTCGAGGAGAACCAAAGAAGGATGATCGAGACTATATACATAAAGGTATAGCAAAACGATCTTTTTCTATTAAATTTAAACTAGCTGATTATGTACAGATATCATCTGCTAGTATTGATAGCGGACTTCTTGTTATAGAATTGTCTACTGTTGTGCCAGAAGAAAAGAAACCAAAGAAAATAGAAATAAAAGAAACTAAACTTTTACAATCATAGGAAGTGGGGCGAAAGCCCCACAAAAATCAAAATGAAAGAACAAAAGAAGCTAGTAGAAATTAAAAACATAGAAATTCAGATTGGAAAGAAAAGTCTAACATTATCTCCAGAAGAAGCGAGAGATTTAAAGGAAGCTTTGGACAAACTATATCCAAGTCCAAAAGTGATTAGAGAATCAATTCCGTATCCTTATCCTGTTTATCCAAAACCATATACTGATCCTTGGTGGAGATATACATGGTATGATAATACAAGTACAGTAGCACCACTAACAGTGGGGGATGGTGTTGCACCATTAACATTTGATTCGGTATCAAATGATGCATTCAAACAGCCTTTTTATTCAAGTGATAATGTGACTTGTTATTGTTCGGCAAATTAAATGTCATTTCCGATAAAAGTAACAGATTTTGAATTGTCTTATGAAGATACGTATATTACACGTTTCTTCGAAAAGAATGAACTGAAAGCCTATAAAAAACATGATGGTGTTTGGACCATTGGATATGGAATTACAAGTTCGTCTGGCTTTTCTGTGTACAAAGGTCTGACAATTACAAAGGAAGAAAGCGAAAGTTTGTTTGCAGAAAAGTTAGAACTTTATAGCAATCAACTTTCATCTTTAATTAAAGTAACTGTTAACAAATCTCAGTATATAGCATTATTGGACTTTTTCTGGAATGTTGGTGAAACTAATTTTGAAAAATCAACACTATTAAAAAAATTAAATGCTAATTTATTTGATGCTGTGCCGGAACAGTTTATGCGTTGGAAATATGATGAGGGCGAAATATTAGCGGGATTGATTAAACGAAGATTGTCAGAATGTGCTTTATTCAAAACGGGAAAATTAATTCTCGACTGGGATAAAGAAACTGTTGACAAATATATGAAAGTGTAATATATTATATTGAAATTAGGAGAAATAATGGATAAAGTACTTATTGTTAGACTGAAGATTTCACAGCATCCAGATATTATCGGTATTGTAAAAGATTTGTCAGATAATAAAATTCAAATTGACAAACCACATATGCCAGCAATGAAAAAAGATTCTGGTACACAGGCGGAATTAACATTTGTTCCGTATATTCCTAGCTATGCAAGTGATAATCCGGATTGTATTGTGCTTGATAAATCTGATGTTCTTTTAACCTTTGAGCCAATTGATGAACTTAGGCAGAGATTTAATATTCAATTTGGAAGCGGATTAGTATTACCTAACAGTAATAATACAGTTAAGATTCCAACAGCGAATTTAGGCACTGTCCCGGCATAAGTTAAAATGACTTCATTCTATACTAGTTGTCTGATTAGGGGCAATGATATCTTATATCGAGGGGTTGAAAATTCAAAAAGAATTTCCACCAAAATACGATATAAACCAAAATTATTTGTACCTACAAAATCAGAATCTAGCATTAAGACGATAGATAATCAATCTGTCGATAAGATTCAATTTGAATCAATCCGAGATGCAAATGATTTTGTAGATAGATATAAGGATGTTGAGAATTTTGAGATTTTTGGCAACACCGGATACAATTATGTTTATCTATCAGATTTGTTTCCGAATGAAGTAGAATTTGATCTAAGTAAAATTGTTATCGGCATTATTGATATAGAAGTTGATTCATCCGATGGATTTCCAGATCCAGTCAAAGCTCAAAGACCAATATTGTCAATTGCTCTTAAATTAAAATATAACAATTCTGATAAAATTTTTGTATTTGGACTTAAGAATTTTGACGTTGGTGATAGCAATGTTGTATATGCAAAGTGTGATTGTGAACAGTCACTTTTAGAGAAGTTTATCAAAGTCTGGTCTAGTGTATATCCTGATGTTGTAACTGGCTGGAATTCAGAGACATTTGATTGGCTTTATATTGTTAATCGACTTAATATTTTTTATCCGAGAATTGGTGCAAACAAACTTTCTAAATGGGGAGTGGTTTACGTTCGACAATCAAAGAATATTGACGGCACAATTCGATATGTTCCTGAGATTTTGGGTACTTCAATTTTAGACTATTTAAGTTTGTATAGAAAATTTACTTTTGTCAATCAGGAATCATATCGATTAGATTATATCTGTCATGTGGAACTTGGGGAAAGAAAGCTGAATTATGATGAATATTCAAACTTGAATGAATTGTATGACAAGAATCCACAAAAATTCTTAGAATATAACATAAGAGATGTTCAACTTGTTGACATGCTGGAGACAAAACTGAATCTTCTGTCACAGTCAATTCAAATTGCATATGATACTAAAGTGAATTTTTCAGATGTGTTTATGCAAGTCAGAATGTGGGATTGTATTATCTATGATTATTTTCGCAAAAACAATTTAGCTTATCCATTCAAAAAGAAGAATGAAAAATATGACTACGCAGGAGCATATGTAAAAGATCCTATTGTTGGTTCTCATAAGTGGGTTGTATCAATGGATGTTAATTCGATGTATCCAAATTTAATTGTTCAATACAATATAAGTCCAGATACAATTACTGGCAAATATGTTCCAATTGATGTTTCGAAATTAGTTAATTCTGAATATGACTTGTCTCATCTTCACGATGAAGATTGTTCAATGACTGCTAATGGGCAACATTTCACTCGATCAAAACAAGGATTCTTGCCGATAATCATTGAACGAATGTATGCAGATAGAGTCAGATACAAAAAGTTGATGATTGAAAAACAGAAAGAACTGGAATTAATTGAAGCTGAGTTGGAGAGAAGAAGCTGTGGTAGATGAAATTAAGAAAGTATATAAAACCAAAACAATAACTACCACAGAATATCAATGTTCAATTTGTAAGAGAACTCACATATTAAAATATCTTGCCGAAGATTGTGAACGACATTGTAGTATTAAAGAAATGCAAGAAATGTGTAATCATTCTTATGCATTTACACTTGATGATAATTCCATTTACGCAAGATGTAATATATGTCATTTTGTGAGGGATGTGTATCTTGGTGAAGATTTTTTCTCGCAAGAGGAACTGAAACAATTTTACATTAAAGCTGGAGGTAAACTATGAAAGCGAAATATATGAAAGAATCAACTAAAGAAGTAGTAACCGCGGAAAAGGTTAAAATATCTCATAGAGAGACCGGAAAGAAAGGCAGTAATGCTGAACCCGAACACTTCGAGTTTTCTACTTGGCAAATTCAACATCAAGATGGTAATATCACTCTATTGTCCGATAGTAAATTTAACAAGAGATATATCAAATTATAAATATAAGTGACAATAGACTTTCGTGGGAGGTTAATGGGACGTGTTAGAAATCAGACCTCCAATCCCGAATTAAATTTTGATTTGTCATTAGAGAGTGTTCCTTCGAATTTCAGGGAAAGGATCAACAAAGAACAACTCGTTTTTGCCTCGAGGGGTGAAATGGTCTGCGGCGCAATGTTAAGAAAATATCTTAACGTTAAAATGATTAATGGTGTTACATTTCAAAGACCTATGGCACACGGTACAAAAGCTGACTTCTTTTTACCAGAACAAGGCATAACATTAGAATTTCATCCAATAGTACTTTCTCATGAATTTAAACGTAGAGAATCGTTTTACAAATTTAGTCAAGCGATGACTAAATTGCATTTTAAAGAAAGAGAGGTCATCTATAGATCTCTAGAAGCTGAGTTTAGAGATCGTTATTTTTGGATTAGAAACTTGCATAGAAGATCGTCCACAGATGCCGAAGTTAAATCTAGTTCTCTTGTTGTTGTCGATTCTCCCGCCGAACTATTTGATAGTATCATTCATCAATATGGTTCTAATGTTCCCAGCCGAAGTGAATTTATATCAGAATTTAGATTTCTAATGGAAAACAGAAAGAGGTGTGAATCGATTATTTATTCTTGATTTTTCATTTGAAATAATGTATAGTTATCGTTATGGATTTTTCTGACTTTTCTACTGAGAAATTACTTAAACACAAAAAACAAATTCTTGCTGATATTGCAAAATATAAAAATTTTCAATTAGCCAAGAAGGTTGCACTCAATTCCTGTTATGGGGCATGCGGAAATGAGTATTTTCGTTTATATGACACAAGATTGGCTGAAGCCATTACATTATCTGGACAATTTGCTATTCTATGGTTAGAAAAAAGAATTAATCAATACATAAACAAACTTCTAAAGACAAGTGATATTGATTACGTTGTAGCAATAGATACAGACGGCATTTATATTACACTAGAAACTGTTATTGAAAAGTTATTTCCAACTGAAAATGATAAAATAAAAATCATAAATTTCATTGACAAATTCTGTAATACAAAATTGCAGACTGTGATTGATTCTGCATGTTCTGAAATTGCGCAATATACAAATGCTTATCAGAATAAAATTGTCATGAAAAGAGAGTCTATTGCCGATAAAGGAATTTGGACGGCAAAAAAACGATATATTCTAAATGTATATGATAATGAGGGTGTAAGATATGCTGAGCCGCATTTGAAAATCATGGGCAACGAAGCAATCAGAAGTTCAACACCAGAGGTGTGTCGAAAGATGATTAAAAAAGTTTTTGAGTTGATGATGAGAGAGTCCGAGAAGACTACTCAAGATTATATCAGTGTGTGCGAAGAGGAATTTAAAAAATTACTTCCAGAAGAAATTGCTTTTCCTAGAAGTGTGAATGGACTCTCAACATACTCAGACAGAACTAGTATATATAAGAAAGCTACTCCCATTCATGTTCGAGGATGTTTACTCTACAATAAGAGGTTAACTGAGTTGAATCTTGACAAGAAATATCCTAAAATTAAGGAGGGAGAAAAAATAAGATTTGTTTATCTGAAAGAACCAAACACTATTCGAGAGAATGTTATTTCATTTGTAGATAAGCTTCCAGAAGAATTTGGTTTGTCGAGTTATATTGATTATGATAAACAATTTGAAAAAGCATTTCTGGATCCGTTGAATATAATTTTTAAATGTATTAACTGGTCAGTTAAAAAAACAAACACATTATCGAGGTTCTTTGTATGACAAAAAAAGTATATGGAATGGTAACAACAAATGCATCGTGGATGTATACTATTCATGCATTATCATCATTTGCAGTGACAACGCCGATGGAAGATGGCGATCAGTTTATTCTTATTGACAACGATGGTGCAGCATCCGCGTCAATGATGTTTAGTGATACGCCAATTAGTAATTTCACGGTTCATAAGAATGAGACATCAAAATCATTTGCTGAGAATGCAAATTTTATTCTCGATATAGCAATGAAGAATGATGCTGATTTTGTTTTTCTGAACAACGATATTATTTTTACTCCGGGTTGGTTTGAAAGTCTGGCATCTGTGAATGACAATATTGTTGTGCCGTGTTGCAATCAACATGTCCAGTATAATACTGATGATTTTAAGATTAAACCTTCGATGGAATTAGAAGAGTTTTTGGGTAAAGAAAATCACTTACACGCAATTGTGCAATATCATAAAGAACAAGCACTTAAAAAGTCTGAGCAACCGACACAATATTATAGTCAATATTTGACTATTCCGTTTTATTGTGTTAAGATACCGCAAGCTGTTTATTCAAAAGTTGGATATTTTGATACTCAATTCGGCAAAGGTGGCGCTGAAGATACAGACTATTGTTTAAGAGCACAATTATTAGATTTTAATGTACTGCTAGGACTCAATTCTTATTTGTTGCATTTTCAGGGAAAATCTACTTGGCGTGGACCAGAAACCCCATTCGATACAGCCACTCGAAACTCGGACTACACAGTAGCATTTGCTGATAAGTGGGGATACAATTTAGCTCAACTTTTATTGAAAAATAATTCAACATGTATAACATCTGATCAAGAAATTCTTGGTTTGTTTGAGAATAAGCAACTTAAAGAATTGATTTTAGCATTGTTGCAAAAAGATAATTTTAATGTTCCTGAACTGAAACTTTAAAGGAGTTTGTTTGTTAATGAATAATCTATTGAATGATATTGTTGAGAGTTTAGAAAATGAGTATGCAGCTATTGTGGAGAACGGAATAATAGCTGGTGATGTTGAAGATTATATTGATACTGGTTGTTATATTCTAAACGCACTGATTTCGGGTAGCATATATGGAGGTGTTCCCGCAAATAAAGTAACTGCTTTTGCTGGCGAGTCTGGTGTAGGAAAGACTTATTTACTGCTTGGTATTGTTAAGACATTTCTTGACAAGGATAAGGATTCGATTGTTGTTTATTTTGAATCGGAGGGTGCACTAACAAAGCAGATGTTCATCAAACGCGGAATTGATTCGAAAAGAGTTGCTATTGTCTCGGTTGCAACCGTTCAAGAATTCAGAACTCAAATTCTCAAGGTACTAGAAAGATATTCGAATCAGGAAAATAAACCCAAGCTTCTTCTGTGTCTCGATTCTCTTGGTAATCTAGCATCTTCAGCCGAGGTTGAAATTGCAGTTCAGGGGCGAGAAACGACCGATATGAGTCGAGCTAGAATCATAAAAGGTCTTTTCAGAATATTAACTTTAAGATTGTCAAAAACAAAAGTTCCGTTGCTGATTACTAATCATACTTATCAGCAGATCGGAGCAATGTTCCCGCAGACGATAATGGGATCTGGTACTGGCTTACAGTATTGTGGTACAAATATTGTATTTCTCTCAAGACGAAAGGAGAAAGATGGAACAGATGTTATAGGTAATATTGTCCATTGTAAGAATGAAAAATCTAGATTAACAATTGAAAATAAAAAAGTAGATGCGCTTCTTACATATGAAAAAGGACTCAATAAGTATTATGGATTACACGAACTAGCTGAAAAACATGGAATTTTCAAGAAAGTTGGTAATAGATATGAGTTACCGGATGGTACAAAAGTTTTCGAAAAACAACTAAATAATAATGCAGAGAACTATTATACAAAAGAAATACTCGATTTGATTGACCAAGCTGCTGGTAAAGAATTTCTTTATGGTTCAGATCAATTAGATAACTCCGCGCCTGTAGAAGAAAATGAACGAACTGAAGAAATAAAATCCACAGGAGCAAAAAGAAGAAAAGAAAAATAAATGCAAGAAGCTATACTTTGTCTTTTAGCAGGTATATTGATTCTTATTATTATTACGTTCGGATTCAATTTTATTGATCATTTAACAGATGATGATGAATAAATTCTAGACTTTTTATTTTGACTGTGATACAATGTTAAAATGGTTATTTAAATTATTTCGACGAAAGTATCCAACAAAATTAGATCTAGCTATTCTCAAAAACTACGATGAATCCACTTGTTGGTTGTGTGGGAAATATTTAGGTCCTCCAGAATTTCCGAATAGAGTCTGGCTCTGTGAAAATTGTAATAAAGTATTATGGGAATAATTGACGCCAATACAGAGAAAATTATATTAACAAATTTAATTTATAACAGTGAGTATGTTCGAAAAGTATTTCCGTATTTGAAGCTTGAATATTTTCAAGATGTTGTTGATCGAATAATTTTTTCTCACATTCAACAGTTCATATCGAAATATAATCTACCTCCAACAAGAGAGGCATTAATTATTTCGATGGACAATGATTCATCTATAGATGAAGAGATATTCAATTCTGCAAAGAATTCTATTTCAGGTCTTGTTCAAACAACACAGCAAGATTTAATTTGGTTAATTGATTTGACAGAAAAATTCTGTCAACAGAAATCTATTTACAATGCTGTAACCAAAACAATAAAAATATTTCAGGGTGAAGATAAGAAGAATGATTTGGGATCTATTCCGAAACTTTTAGGAGATGCGATTGCAGTATGTTTTGATCCCAAAATAGGACATTCATATATCGAGGATTCGAGTAAAAGATTTGATTTTTATCATACAATTGAAGAAAAGATAGCATTTGATTTGACATATTTCAATCGAATCACAAGTGGCGGTCTTTCTAAAAAAAGTCTAAACATTATACTGGCTGGAACTGGCGTTGGAAAAAGTTTAGCGATGTGTCACTTAGCTTCAGCTAATTTGTTGAATGGCAAAAATGTTTTGTATATCACACTTGAAATGTCGGAAGAAAAGATTGCCGAAAGAATAGATGCAAATCTACTTGATATTAATATCGAGGACATGAAGACTGTTGATGAAATAACATTTAAGAAAAAGGTAGATGAACTTAGAAAGAAAACTGTTGGTAGATTAATTATTAAGGAGTATCCAACTTCAGTAGCAAATACAAATCATTTTCGACATCTATTAAATGAATTGCAACTGAGACAAAATTTTAAACCAGATATTGTTTATGTTGATTATATTAATCTGTGTTGTTCTTCCCGCGTAAAGATGGGAGCATCGATTAATAGCTATTCATTAATTAAGAGTATAGCAGAAGAATTGAGAGGACTTGCAGTGGAATATAATGTTCCGATTGTCAGTGCAACACAAACAAATCGCGCTGCATATAATTCCACAGATTTTGGATTAGAAAATACATCAGAGTCGTTCGGCTTGCCAGCAACGGCCGACCTCATGATTGCTCTTATATCAACTGAAGAATTGGAAAAATTGAATCAGATTTTGGTCAAGCAACTAAAAAATAGATATAATGATGTGAGTAAGAATAGAAAATTTGTTGTTGGCATAGATCGATCTAAAATGAGATTGTATGATCTTGAAGAGTCTGCACAACAGAATATAGTCAGTTCTGATGATAAAGTATCTAAAAAAGCTGTTTCGCCAATTCGAAAACGAGATAAAGTTATTGATAAGTCCAAATTAAATGAAATTGATTTTGATGACGATATGTTTTAATGGCTAGTCTTAGTGGCTTTAAGACGGGTGGTCGAATTACAAATTGGGACTACTACGTTTTACAGAATGAACAAACAGACAAAATTGAATTTCAGATAGAAGAGGAGACTACTCTTGTTTCTTCTGAGTTAACTGAAATCTGTATACTTCATAAATCAGTTCTCGTAAAGATAATTGATAGAAATCTTCACGTTCTGAATAATAAGAAATATGCAAAAGTTCTGTTTCAGAATATTATTGGATTTGTACTAATCAGTAAAATTCGAAAGCCAACTAATCACAATGGCAATATGACTTCAGAATTAGAAGTCATTAGAAAGTTAGATGAGATGATCAAAAATCATCCACCATTGAATCTTCAAATTTTGAATGAAGATTTATCCACATTTGTATTATCAGTCAGTGTAACTTCTTGTGTAAAAATTCCCGGAACACCAAAGGCAGATTTTAAAATTCTGGGCGTACCCGAAGTTTTTATTTCTCACAAAAAAGAGGGCGGTCACTTAGCTTATCAGCAATTTGCTGGTATTTCTGCTAGATCCGGGTCAAACATTTCAAATCATTTAGAGACGCAATCGTTTTTAAGATCGATAGTTGAAAATGAACTTAGAGTGCCATGCATGAGACAGATACAAGATCCAATGCTTATTAGATATGCAGTTTTTGGACCAAATTACGGTAAAGAATATGGTACTGATAATTGTCATATTGTAGCACAGGGAAATCCCATTCTTGACAAAATAGATGAATCATGTTATAGTCTTAACTGGACAGAGTGGTTTATTCGAAACAGTGACACAAATATCTTTAATAATGAATTAGTTTTTGGTGCTACATTTCGATCTGGCAGAAAATTCGAGATCGACGGTGCAGTATATAATAATGTTCGAGTAAACATTTATTCTATTCATATGTTAATGAATAGAAAAGGACTAATGATCATATGAAAAATATACACATTGAACATCTTGAAGATGGAATCTTTGAACCCGGTGGCATTAAAAACGTTCTTAGTGTTCTTAGAAATTTTAAAAAGTGTAATGTTACACGCAAGTATGATGGAGAAACATCCATCGTGTGCGGCAGAGATCCGGAGAATAAGAATTTTTTTCTTGGAACGAAATCAGTATTTAATACAAGAACTCCAATTCGTTGTTATAGCACAAAGGACATTAATAAGTATTATTCTGATAATAAAAAACTGAGAGATGACTTAAAAGTTTTGTTCGATTTATTGCGAACGTTGAATTTGAAAACAGTTTTACAGGGAGATCTGCTCTGTTGTCCGAATACAATTAAAACCTCATTGGTCGATATTAACGAATATATCTGTCTTCAACCGAATACAATTGTTTACTTGCTAGATAAAAATTCATTAGCATATCAATACATAGTTGCTGGTGCATGTTGTATTGCTTTTCACACTGAGTACAAAGGTAATTCTTGGAATAATTTGAAGTGTCAATTTCTCAGTAAGAAGAGTATTAGAAGCAATAATTCCGTATACATTCCGGAAATTGCAATAGTGAACAAGATTGAAAAGAATATTTCACCCGATAAAACAATACTGGAATTAGTAAACACAAGAGTTATAGATAATCTCTTTTCTGACAAGTACAGATTGAGAGAGTATGTGAAGAGATATATTAATACTGGAATTAGAAGGAATAATTTAAATTATAGCATACCTTTGCTGACTGAATACATTTCAACCGACTATGCTAATCAGATTCGTGAATTAAAAACTGATAAAGGCAAACTCAGAAAATCGGGTGAGTGTGAAAAATTGATTGAGTTGATTCGTTATAATGCCGAGCGTTTGTTCAATCTGTTTTCTCTGCATAATAACATTGTAAAATGTAAAACTGAAATCATGAAATCACTCGATGAAACCAATTCTTCTGAAATGCAAACATACTTTTTGACAGAAGGAAAACTTGAATCAACTTCTCATGAAGGTTACGTTGCGTCTTATAAAGATTCAGTTTACAAGTTAGTTGATCGTTGTGAGTTTTCGCGTAGAAATTTTCAACAAGATAAATAGATTATGAAAATTGTTTATACTTTCGCAAGAATGAATCCGCTGACTATTGGGCATCAGCTTTTGGTCAATGAAATGTTGTTAAAATCACACGATGTCAATTGTCCAGCGATGGTGTTTTTGAGTTGTAAACAAGATTCAGAACGAAATCCACTGGATAAGTGCGCTAAGAGCAGCTACTTTATGAAAGCTTTTCCGGATTGTGGAATGACGTTGTGCGAAAAAATTAATGATCCATGGAAAGCAACTGAATATTTAGTTGAACAAGGTTTTAATGAATTGATTTTCTTCTGTGGTTCTGATAGGTTAGCTGACTATAAAAGACTAAAAAAGTACTTTCAGGATAGAGTAAAATCGTTTAAACTCATAAGTGTCGCTGAGAGAGATGATAAGAACAAAATTTCCGGTACAGTCATGAGAGAATTTGTTAAGAAAAATGACTTTGAATCTTTCAGCAAGTATGTGCCAACGTGCTTCACTAAAAAAGAGAGTAGACAGATGTATAATGAAACGAGAAAAGGACTAAAATGAAAACATTCAAACAATTGATAAAAGAAGCGACGAATAGAGTCATACTTGATGTCAGTGCGGCGCAAAGAATTAATACGAAATTGAGAAAAGCTGGTCTCGATGGAAATATCAGATTTTCCACAAAAGGTTCTGCTATTTCTAATATACACAAAATTTTAGAAGTCGAAGGTCTTACTCTTGACTATGATGCTGCAAGCGCGGTGGCTCTAGCAAAAGACAGGGGCAACATTGCCTATGATATAATCAAGAATGGCCAGACCGTTGATAATAGAGTGCTCGCTGTTACTTGGGAATTATTAAATCCTCATGATTCTGATCCGAAGAGATATGAGTTTATAGCTTACGTTAGTTAAAGGAAATAAATGAAAACATTTAAACAATTAATTAAAGAAGACTATGATGTCAATCAAGAATCATATGAAAATGGTTCCCGACAAGTAATAATCAGTTCTCTGAACGGAGAAGATTTGTCTGGTTATGAGGGAAGTTATAATATAGATTTGATCGACAATGCAAGTGGAAAGAAAATCAAGCTTAAGAATGTGTCTCCAAAAAAGACAGAAGAAGTTAAAAAGGCTTGGTTAAATAAAGCATCTCATCCGTTAATTAAATAGAAAAAGTACAATCCAGTATGAAGACTTTCAAATCGTTTACAGAGTCATATCAGGACGAAAAAGCTAAGGTCGAAAAAGCAATTCAAGATCATAAAGCCAAATTTCCAAATGATCGAATTGTCAAGATGTTAGTGCCTGGCGAGAAACCTTCGCGCATACATGTACACGCGATTCAAGCGAATACAGATAAACAGATAGAATTAGGATCTTATGTTCGACCATTCGAAGAAGACGTAGATCCAGCACAAAAGAAACGTGTTGTGATTGATATGGATGAATCATATGTCTCGAAGAACGACATACAAACTCGGTTCAAGCAGATACAAGCTGGAAAGACTCATGAACAAATCATAGATCAGTTAAAGAAAGAATTCCAATTGACAGATCTTCTTATGACCGAAAGAGGATTTGTTGTTACATATCAACAGAGTTATAATACGAAGCCACGAAGTCCTTTGGATGAAGACGCATCAGAAGACTTTGAACGTGCTAAGAAAGAACTTGATGACAAGAAAGTAGAGTTTAAGAAGAAGGCTGATGACGAAAAGTCTAGGGCGAGGGAACAAGAATTTAAAGAAAAGCAGAGAGAGCAAGCAGATGAGTTTGCTGCCAAACAGCGAGAAGAAAAATCAAAGAGAGAACAGAAGTACAGAGAACAAGAAGACAAGCGCAGAGATCAAGAGAGACAGAGAGATGCTAGGAAGGCTCAAAAAGAATCTGGAGTTAAGGAGAGTATAGAAGATAAATTTAATAAAGAGTTTTTGAATGAATCTGTTACTCCCAAGAATTTTGAAAATGCTTTACAGAAAAGTTTAAAAATGCATAATGCAGATTGTGTTGTTGGCATGGAGAATGGAGATGTCATTGTATTTTCCTACGAAAAACAGGCAGAAGAGTTTTTTAATAGCAACTCATCTGCAAAATACATTCAAGGACTGAGAGACAAATATTGGACTTCTCATCCTGAAGAGAAGAAGAAGTTAATAGATAAAGTAAATAAATGGGTTTAAAGGAAATAAAAGAAATTTCAGTTGTTTATTTGAGAAAAGATTAACATGCCCATATTTGAATATGATTGCCCCAATTGTGGCAAGTTTGAAATGATAAGAAATGCTTCTGATAAAGAAGTGAAGTTTTGTCCTGAGTGCGGCGAGAAAGTTGAGAAGTTAATTTCAGCACCGGGTGGATTTGAGTTTAAAGGAAAGGGATTTTACCAGACAGATTATAAAAAAAATATGATGTCTGTTTCGGAAAAAAATACTTCCGGAAATAATGTAGTTAAGATACCTAAAGTAGATTTGTTTGAACAGTTTGATCAACGTCGAGCAGAAGAACGAAGAAAGGTTAAAAAGGAAAAAGATAGGATTTGGAGAAACAAGATATGAAAACATATCAACAGCTAAAGGAAGGATTTTTTCCAACAAACACAGATAAATTTACATATGTATCTGTGTGGGATGAGATTTTACATCCAACGCTTGAAGTGACTTACATATATAATATAAAGACAAAGACACAGATTCAGCTGATTGATCTGAGGAACAAACTACGCAATCTTGGATGGAAATGGTCTCCACAAACTCCTACTAGTAAAAAATTTGCAAACTCGGGATTCTATTGGAAACTCGGTTCAACATCGGATAATGCTAGAGATATTAAGGAACTACAATGAAAACATTCAAGAACTACCTCGCAGAAAGCTTTGATTTGAAGATAAAATTGTCTAATCCGGGCGAAATTGATAAGTTGAAAAAAGCAATGACCAATTGTTTTGGTTCTTTGTATGGCGCAGATGACAATACTTTCATTTGCAAATTTCGAAGAAAGCATCATTTAGATTCTTTTAAACGTGTAATGAGTAATGCTAAGATCAAGTATACTATAATTTAAGGGGCGTATACGTGAAAACGTTTAAGCAATTAATTACTGAATGGTCCGACGCCGAAAAATTTTGGAGAGAGAAAGGTAAAGGCACGTTTAGTCAAATTTTAGCTAACTTGAAAAATTCTAACGCCGAAGCTTTTAGCAATGCTGATGTTACTATGTGGACATTTCCAGATAAATCAGAGATTGAGCAATATAAAGGAAATTTTCGTGTGGTGGAATACTGGTATTAAGAATGGGAATTCTCGCATGTAAATTTTTTGATGACGTAGGTTTTGTTGGGTTAAGAATAAAAGAAAGACCAGAAAAACCAAATGTCTATATTCGTAATAGCTACTTTGGTGGCAAAGAAAGAGTTTATCTCTGGGATGATATTCTTCGCTACTCAGAAGGCATGAATGAGGATGGAGTAACAATTCTTTCAAATAACTTTGTCAATGAAAAAATTGGTGCAGAGTACGCTAAAAAATTCATTAAAAAAAAGTCACTCAATCAAAAGCCCAGACAAATATTTGAAATAACAAATAATATTCAGATTAGAAAAGCTCTACTCTCAATGACAGCGAAGGAAGCTGCTGATGTTTTGATAGAATATGAAGCTCTTGGAGTTTCTGTTATATTTAATTCGAGCGAATGTTATTTGTTAAAAGCTGTTTATTTCGAAAATGTGTATTATTATACATTAATTCCTATACTTAAAGATGATTTGTTGTTACAAGTTTTGCCGCTTTCTGCGAATAAAGACTTATCAGAGTTCATTCGACAGCTAAAAATAACAAGAGATTATGATGAATTTTTTAAATATGTAGTTCCAGATCTCAGAACAGAACAAACAAGTTACGAGTCTTTGTTGATTCCAAATCGAAAAGCTATAAATTTTAGACCCGTGAATTGTAATCTAGCATTCAGTTCTTCAACGAATAGCGGTTCTGAAAACAAATTAACATTCTCAATTGTTAAGAAAGAACTGATTAAACCATTTCAACTTTTTGATCTGTATAAATAAAGACATACAGATTTCAATCAATTAGAGGAACTATAATGTTCGACGATTTACCGAAAAATTTACTAGAAGATATTGAAACGATTCTTGATCCTGAAACGAAAGATATTGAAGAAGAAGATGCAGTTGATTCTGATGAAAAACAGACTTCTGCTGTTAATAAGTCTCAGTTGAATCCGGATAAGAATCACCAAAATCTCGGTGAAGAAGACGAAGAAGACTCCGAAAAAGAAGAAGCAGAGGATGAAGATAAGTTAAAAGCCGGTAGTTCAGAAGAACTTGCCGCAGGACAAGAACCCAATGATAGCGGAGAGCCTGTTGGTGAAGAAGATGAAAATCCATTTAAAGACAAATCCGATGAAGAACTTGTTAATGACTGGAATCTTTTGACTGATGTTTCGAATAACATCAAAGAAGATGATTACAAGCCGACAGATAAACTTGAAGCTCTGAAGAATGAAATTGATCGCAGACAGTTAATTCAGAATGGTGCTCAGATTGGCAAACGTATTTTAAAGAAAAAAAATGTCACCGAGAATGTCGATCTTGTGCCCCTTGGCAACGAAGGAGAGTATAACATCGTCGGATCTACAAGTAAGGAATTGCTGGGCAAAGTTATCACATCTGTTTATGGAACAATTGTAACAGATACAATTGGTAGAGCTATTCCGGGTATTCCTAAAGTCAGTAGAGATTATTCATTGGCAGATATTAAGAAAGCTCTTGATGCTCAGTTTTTAACTGAAAGTGTAGAAAACATTGATGATCTTAAGGAAACACTTGAACAACTATCAGATGATGAACTTGTGCAGATGTGGAATCAGTTGACATTTACCAAAAAAGCAGTTTCGGATGATTTGGAGTTAGATAAAACAAAAATATCTCTTATTCGAGATATTCTAACTGATAGAATGGTAGTCAAAGGCGGTATTGAAGACGGTAAGTTTATTAATCCGATTAATGTAGAAAAATTTTAGTTTTAGAAAGGAGAATTTAAATGCCTAGTTGGACTTTAAACAGACCCCCATATATGTCGGGCGTCGAAGGAAATAGTCAAACACAGAAAGCTGTGGCTACACATCGAGGTTGGGAAAATCCGGTTACTGGAGAGGTTATAGTTGCTATTAGAGGACTATCGACTAAATCTGGCGAGGGCGATGTGTTTCGTGCAAGTTGGGGTGTTACACCCGTTGGTGGTGGCATTGCTAGACTTTATGTTGATTTCAATGAAAAAGTTGATGTCACAGAAGGCGCGAGTCTCGTTGTATATTCCAATCTGAAAGCTTACGCGACATTGACCGCATCCACAACGGGTGCTCTTGCTGCATCAGATGCGGTTGTGTTAGGAACTGGCGCTAATGCTAGAACATATTCTTTCACAACAACTCCGACAAATGCAAACGAAGTGAAACTTGAAAGCACAGTTCTTGCTAGTTTTACTGCTTTGCATAAAGCGATTAATCTTTCTGGTATCGAAGGAACAGATTATGGTGTTTCAACAACAGTTCACGCGACAATAGAGTCGGCTGGAACGGCTGCTGTTAGTTCGACTGGATCTGTCACAGTTGCAGCTAATGGTACATTTCCCGCGAATGGAAGCACAGTTGCGATTGGCAGCACAACATACACATTTAATTCCAGTACAGCAACTCTGTCTGCCGGAAAAGTATTCTATGGTGGATCAGCCACACAAGCTCTGTCGAATCTACTCGGTGCTATCACAGCAAGAGATGGACTCAATCCCTCTTCGAGCATTTATCTTGTTGAGGCTGCTCACGCAACGGTTACGGCTGTCGCAACATCTGTTACTGCAATGACATTAACAGCGAAGACTGCGGGTGTTGAGGGTAATGTCATTCTCAATACATCAAGTGCAACGATGTTGGTGTCTGGCGCAAGATTGCTCGGTGGCATAAGTAAACTTAGAGTTCAGGCTAAAAATGGCGGATCAAACACATCTGCTTGTACAGATAGCATTACTAATGCTGCAATTGCTTTTAGTACAACTCAAGTTGTTTTGGGTAGTACAACTCAAATTACTCTGAAGTTTGGAGCACATTCGGTAACTCAGAATCTTTCAAGAGTTATTTTTGACAAATTGACTGATGGTTCCACAACAGCAACTTGGTCAGCACAAGGACAAGTAGTTTCACTGACGACTGGTGTGATTACGGGAACAATTGTTGACGCTAGTACTACAACAGTTAGTGTGACTACTGTTACTGCTAGTGTTGTTGCTGCTCTTGGTAACACACATGCTCCTTATACAACAGTATAAGTAATTATTAAAAATTAGTTTGTTATGTCTTTTGATGTTCTCACGGATGACAATTTTGTATTGTATGCAGCTAAATGCTATGACAATTCAAACTGTACATCCGTGAGTCAGTTTCAGAACGATTTAAGAATTGTTCGATATATAAAAAGAGCTATTAACAAATATTTGAGAACTGGAAAAATTAAGCCAGTTCTTCTTCTAAATCACATTATTTCTCTTTACAATCTGTTTGGCGTAGAAGCTTCAACAAGAATTCTTTTTCTTAGATTAAACACTGTAATGTATTCTGTATTGAAAACATATCTTGTTTTTCTGAGTTATATGCCAGAGAGGGTGTATGGAATAAGAAGCAAAAATAATACAATAAATAACAGTGATATACCGATTGACATGTACATTGCTAATTTATTAAGAAAAATATGATCCTGTTAGAAGAAAACGAAAAGTTGCTGATCGAGAATAATCTGCTAAATGAGGGAGCAATATTCGATGCATTTCTTCTTTATTCTTTTCTAAGAAGATTAGTTACACCATTCAAAAGTACAGAAGCATTTAAATTAGGACTAATCGATAAAGAAGGCAAGATTCTCAAACATCGAAAAGATCTGAAAACTTCTCAAGAAAAAAATGCGTTTACTCTATTTGATCTTTTAGTTTGGAATCTCAAAAAGATACTTGCTAAGTTTCCCTTCGGAAAAACTTTACTTGCATCATACGTTGCTGCATTGTTTTTAATCAAAGAGCAAAAGAATCCTTTGATGCAAGATCAGGTTATACTATATGAATCTTTCAGTGACTATATGGATCAAGTTCAGAGAAATCCTAAGTTGAGGGAAGTAATTGAAAAGTTAATGTCAGAAGATGCTGTTACTAATAGTGCTAATCCAAGTACAATTGGCGGTCTTGACACGGGCATTTCGAGCACAACAACAAACAGCACTGAAGTTTTAAAAAGAAATCTGAGAATGTAATATGCCAGCATTTTTACTCTCAATTCTCACATCAAAAACAGGAATTATAAGTATTATCATTTTTCTGTTATTCTCTACTTTAGGTGGTTATTATTACTGGTCTCAAAGAGAACTTAAGGTTCTTAAGAATAATAATTCTATAATCCGAGTAGAACTTGATAAGCAATACAAAGTAATTGAGAATCTAGAGAAAGACATTCTATTAGCAAGAAAGGAACATAAAGAATATGGTGAGAAACTTTCTGCAATGAGCGAAAAAAACAAAAAGCTTCAGCTTCTTCTCAGTAGCAAAAAAGAATTTGTCTTGAGTGAACAGATCAATACAGAAGAAAAACTTCACAATAAAATTGTAGAGAATTCTAATTTAATTCTTAGATGTTTCGAAGTTGTAACTGGAGATAAGGTTTCGAGAAATGAAAAAAATATTGATTGTCCTGTTGTTACTATTAACTAATTGCACTAGTTCTCTCAGAGTGAAGAGTGATCCAGTTGAGAGAGTTGCGTTAAATCTATCTAGTCCAGATCCAGTTAAGCTTGAATCTGTTGATGTTGTGTTACACAATGATTTAATCTGTGTTGATGAGAGAAGTTATAAAAATCTTATGTATAATGCAGCAATCGTGCAAAATTATATTATTCTACAGAATCAAATACTTGAGTCCTACCGCGATTATTACGAAAAAAAGTGATTGACATATCTCAAATTGTTTGTTATTATGACAGCATGATGAGTGATCCTCTTTTAGGAATGTTAGTTTTTTTGCTTGCCATCTTGATTGGTTACTTCTTTCTTGTGGGCATTGTATTTGTAATTGGATTTAAAATTCTGATATGGCTTACAAGAATTTTCGTTAGACAAGTAAAAAACAATTGACATTTATCCCGAAATAGGATATACTCATAGAATAAATTGATTTTGGGTAGTGATTAAAGAGTTACTTCAGCTATTCAAGCTCCGGGTCATGGGTTCAAGTCCCATCGTAGATCGAAAGATTACGTAGCTCAGTGGTAGAGCAGGATCAACACTCTTTAGAATTTTCTCCTCTTTTTCGATTTATGTATGATAGAAAGTGATAGTTGAGTTACTTCACATACACAGAGTATATCAGATATATACTCAACTAGATTTTCTTCTATCTCTTTTTATGACGGAAAGAGATAACTGAGTTACTTCAAATGCTATGGAAAAACTACTCAGTTAATTTTTCTTCCGTCTCTTTTTTTATTATGAGGGAATATGGCGAAATATAATACTCCATCGATTGGTACAAAAACAAAAAATCTCGCTGGTGGTACTGCTTTCACTGTTGATCCTAAATTTCAATTAGCATCTCTTTTGTTTTCGTCATTTGCAGAAAAGCAATTTTACAGAAGTGCTGAAACTGTAGAATCTTGTTTAGAGAATTTTTTTGATCGAGTTGATCCAGAATTTGCAGCAAAGACAGCTTTGTATGCAAGAAATGTTCTTGGCATGAGATCAATCACTCATTTGTTAGCTGTTGAAGTTGCGAAGAAGGTAAAAAATGACACATGGACAAAAAAGTTTTTCAGTAAACTTTTCCATCGACCAGATGATATGACTGAAATTGTTTCTTGTTATATTAAACAAGTCGGCAAGAGACCTCTTCCCAATTCTTTGAAAAAAGCTATTCGACACACTCTTGAAAATCTCAGCGAATACAGTCTTGCGAAATATCGAGCAGAAAAGAAAGAGGTTAAGCTAGTTGATCTTGTTAATCTTACTCATCCAAAAGCAAATTCAGCTTTAACTAAGTTGGTTAAAGGAGAACTAAAGTCTACTAATACCTGGGAGACAAAGCTTACACAAGCAGGTCAAGTTGCTGAAACTGAAGAAGAAAAGAAGACACTGAAAGCAGATGCTTGGAAATCTTTGTTAGAAGAAAATAAACTTGGTTATTTCGCTCTGCTTAGAAATCTTTGCAATATACTAGAACAAGCTCCGGATTTAATTGATTTGACTTGTGAAAGACTTGTCAATCGAGATGCAATTAAACAATCACTAGTTCTTCCGTTTAGATATGCAACTGCGTATAATCTTTTGCTGAACAGATATTCCAAACAAGATCAGTCTATCAGAAAGGTTTTAAAAGCAATTAATGATGCTGCTGAAATTTCATTAGATAATTGTCCGACACTCAATGGCAATACTCTGGTTGTAGTTGATACATCTGGGTCAATGCGTTCGTTTCTACATAAGCCCGCAATATTAGCAGCTGCTTTTGCAAAGAAAAATAATTCTGACATTCTGTGTTTTGGATCCGGATATAAGTATATTTCATATTCACCAGCAGATTCTTTGTTCTCAATTACTGAAAAGATATTACGATCAGATCAGGGTGGAACTGATTTCAGTCAGATTTTTAAGGGAATATCTAATCGAAAATATAATCGAATTTTGATTTTTTCTGATATGCAGGGATGGTCTGGAGATGATTCTGAACTAATGAGAGATTTTCATTCTTATTGTAAAGTTAACGGCAGTGTACCCTTTATGTATTCGTGGGATGTTGCTGGATATGGCACACTTAAGTTCCCAGAACGAAATGTGTTCCTTTTAGCAGGATTTTCCGAAAAAATCTTCGACATTATGAAGATGTGTGAGAACGAGAAGGATTCTCTGATCAAAGAAATCGAATCAATTTCATTCTAATTGTTACTCCTCCCTCAGAAGAAAGAAATTGTCTTATATAAATTAATATGATACAATTTCTTTCTTCATTTTCTTATTATGCAAAATTACTTTTATATTGACTCCAAGTATCTAAATTTAATCTCAACAAAACTTAAAAGATTTCAAAAGAAGAATGACAATCTCTGGAATTGTCGTTGTCCATTTTGTGGCGATTCTAAGAAGAATCAAAATAAAGCCAGAGGATATTTCTTCAAAAAAGAAAATAAAATATTATACAAATGTCATAATTGTGACATTGGACTTTCATTAAAAAAAGTTCTCAAGTTAATAGATTCATCTCTGTACGAGAGATACAACTTAGAACTGTTTGGAAATAAAAAGAATTCAATCGAGAAAAAAGTAGCACCAGCAGTTGTTCTCAAAACTGAAGAATATGTTCAGTACGAGAAAATAGATTTGCCGAGCATACTTGATTTGCCAAATAATCATCTAGCAAAAAAATATGTTCTTGGCAGAAAAATCCCTGAAAAATTTTACAACAAATTATTCTATGCAGAGTCTTATCGAGATTGGATTGCACATTATGACTCTATTGGTAAATACTCAAAAATTCAATCGGATGAGAGACTTGTTATTCCTGTTTTTGATGTACTCGGTAAAGTAGTGGGCGCACAGGGCAGAACACTTACAAATAGCAGTATAAGATATATTTCATGTAAGTGGACAGATGATATATTTTTCTATGGACTAGAGAGATGGGAACCATTTCGCAAGACCTATCTTGTTGAGGGACCAATAGATTCGATGTTTCTTCCGAATTCAATTGCTTGTATGAGTTCAGACTTTGTTGGTTGTGTTAGAAAGTTAAAAGAAAAGTTCCAATTTGATTCTCGAAATCTTGTACTTGTTTTTGATAATGAAAAAAGAAAACCAGAGATACAATCAAAATTAAAATCAGCAATTGATTGTGGTTACAATGTTTGTGTCTGGCCAAATTCTCTCAAAGAGAAAGATATCAATGATATGATTCTATCAAATTTACAAGCTGAAGATATTGTTAATTTAATTAACACAAGAACTTTTAAAGATTTATTTGCACAGATAGAGTTTGCAGCTACTTGCAAAATAGCATTAACGTCTAAATAAACTCAAAGAGATTGACAATATATTTTTTTCTGTTATATTAGAATTTCTATGTTCAAAAAGATGATTGATGCTAAGAGTCTTTTTGATGAGAAATTAAAATCAAACAAGTTAATGATGTTTATTGATTCTGAAGTACATAGTTATACTTCAAAAATAGTTTTTCCGTCACGCTGGCCGTTATGTTTCTACGAATGTTTTGGTTCAGTGATTAAATTTCAAAATAATTTTAATTAAATTAGAGGTTGTTTATGTCAGTTACACTGCCAAGTGTTTATTCTCAATTTATTCATAAAAGTCGATATTCCAGATGGCTACCCGAAGAAAAGCGAAGAGAAGAATGGCATGAAACAGTTAAACGTTACTTTGATTTTTTCGAAGAACATCTCAGAGAGAATTGCAAATATGCTTTAACAAAAAAAGAGAGAGAAGAACTTGAGATTGCAGTTCTAAATCTCGATGTTATGCCCAGTATGAGGGCTCTCATGACTGCTGGCGAAGCATTGAAACGAGATCCAATGTGTGCTTACAACTGTTCTTTTCAGACAGTAGAGACGCCGAGGGCGTTTGATGAAACTATGTTGTTGTTAATGCTTGGAGTGGGCGTTGGATTTTCAGTTGAAGAAAAGTATACATCTAAACTTCCAACTATAGCAGAAGAATTTTATGAAACAGATACTACAATTGTTGTTTCAGATTCTAGAATTGGTTGGGCAAAGGCATTTAAAGAGCTATTAGGATTACTTTATATTGGACAGATTCCTCGCTGGGATTTAAGTCGATTGAGACCACTTGGAGCTCCATTAAAAATATTTGGTGGTAGATCTTCTGGACCAGAGCCGCTGAATGATTTGTTTAATTTTTGCGTCAGAATATTTAAGAGTGCCGCTGGTAGAAAATTAAATCCACTAGAATGCCATGATATCATGTGTATGATTGGAAATATTGTAATTAGTGGCGGAAGTAGACGCAGTGCGTTGATTTCTCTTTCAGATCTTTCGGATGAGAGAATGCGTAAAGCAAAAACTGGAAATTGGTGGCTCACAGATCAGCAAAGAGCATTAGCCAATAACTCTGTTTGTTACTCTGAAAAACCAGATGTTGGCACTTTTCTAAAAGAGTGGAGATCTTTGTATGTGAGTAAAGCTGGTGAAAGAGGAATCTGGAACAAACAAGGTGCTATTAAACACATTAGAAAGAACAACGAGAATAGAGAAGAAAGCAAATCTAGAGAAAGAGATCCAGAATTGATTGCTGGTACAAATCCCTGTATAACAGGAGATACTTTAGTTTATGTTGCGGATGGTAGAGGATATGTTCCAATTAAGAAATTGGCTGATGAAAATAAAGATGTTCCGGTGTTTTGTTTAGATGAAGCGCAGAATATGATTGTCAGGACTATGAGACATCCTAGAATAACCGGATATAATGTTCCTATTCTTGAAATAGAAATTGAGGGTGGACACAAACTTAGGTGCACAAAAAATCATAAGTTATTGATGCGAGATGGTACATACAGAGAAGCTAAAGATATTTCTGTTGGAGATTCGTTGTTCATAGCTTACAAGAACGTTCTTCAGAAAAAAAATACAAAATGTTTTTATGAGGGTTATGAATACATTAAAACAAACGGAGCAAACGTTCGCGGATTTTCACATAGACCCATAGCAGAACACTACTATGATGCTAAAGTGCCATCCGGATATCATATACATCACAAAGATTATGATGGGTTAAATAATCATCCTAATAATCTAGAACTAATGACAATATCCGATCATATGAAATTTCATAGAAAGAATATGTTGGGTGATATGAATCCAATGAGACGGGCGAAATCAGAATGGTCTAATGAGAAATGGAATAATTATAAACAAAAGCTGTCAATGATTACCTCAGGATTGCGAAATGGAAATTCTATATTAGTTTCAAATGATGAGATTAGAAATCATGCATTAATATTAACAAAGAAGTTGGGAAACAAATTTTTCATCGGCGAATGGCAAAGATACGCAAAAGAAAACAATTTGCCAACTACATTTTCCGGATATAGAAAATCTGTATTGGGATCTATAGAGACATTAGCTAATTGGGCAGCGACAGAGTTGGGATTTGACACTTCAATCTCAAATCCAAGAACAATGAAAAAATATAATGCTTTGTTGAAGCAAGGATATGATTTTTCACTAGTAGATGGTCATTTCATCTTTCGGAAAAAATGTGTTCGATGTGGTAAGAATATCAACACAATGCATAGAGAACTTTCATATTGTTCATTGAACTGTAAATTGAAACACGATTCAAAATTTAGAACTGAATATAGTAAGAATATATCTGATGCTGTTGCGTGTGCTTATGAAGACAAGCATAAAGTTGTGCGAAAATCTCAGGCAGACATATTTTGCAAACTTAAATTGGAATTTCAGAGGAATCCACTGAAGAAAGAATGGATAGAAGAATGTAAGAAAAATAATATAAGTTTTGAAATTAGTAGAACTACATCTCCATTCAGAGATTATAAGGAACTAGAATCATATTCGCAGACATATAATCATAGGGTGGTATCAGTCAAAGAAGTTGGTGTGGAAGATGTATATAATGGTACGGTGGATGAGTATCACAACTTTTTTATTGGCGGATTTCCAGAAGCTGCTGTTAAATCTTTAACTAAGAATTTATTTTGGAATCAATTTGCGAGTACTGAAAAATATTGTATGTTCAATAACTTACAATGTGGCGAAATTTTGCTAAGAAACAAAGAATTCTGCAATCTCTCCGAGATAGTAGTTAGATCTACTGACACAGCAGAGGATTTAAAAAGAAAAGCTAGACTTGCTGCAATTCTTGGCACTTTTCAATCAACACTAACAGATTTTAGATACATATCAAAGGATTGGCAAAAGAATACAGAAGATGAAAGACTTCTCGGCGTTTCAATGACTGGTATCATGGACTCAGACTTAACAAATGGTAAAAACAAAGAAAAGCTGATCGCGTTGTTATCAGAATTGAAAAACGTTGTTGTAAAGACAAACAAAGAGTGGGCAAAAAAACTTAACATACAAGAGTCAACAGCAACAACAGCTGTCAAGCCGAGCGGTACTGTTTCGTGTTTGGTAGATTCTGCTTCTGGTATTCATACAAGATATTCTGAGTATTATATTCGAACCGTGAGGGTAGACAATAAAGATCCTATCTGTAAGTTTATGAAAGATATGGGAATACCGTGTGAGCCGGACGTTACAAAACCAGATCGCACAGTGGTATTCTCTTTTCCGATGAAAGCTCCTAAATCTAGTAAATTTAGAAATGATTTATCTGCAATCGAACAATGTGAAATTTGGTTGCTTTACAGACAGCACTGGACAGAACACACAGTATCATGTACAATATATGTAAAAGAACATGAATGGCTAGATGTTGGTGCGTGGGTTTATAATCATTTTGATGAAATAACTGGATTATCATTTTTACCACACACGGATCACGTATATAAACAAGCTCCGTTTCAAGAAATTGATAGAGAACAATACGAAGAACTAGTCAAGAAAATGCCGACTTATATTGATTGGACCGAATTGTCAAAATATGAATGTGAGGATAATACAGTTGGTCAGCAGACACTTGCTTGTTCGGGCGGCGCGTGTGATATAGCAGATCTTGTAAAAGAATAATTTCAAAAATCCTCGAAGTATAAATTGATATAGACAGTTTATACTTTTTAGGATTTATATGATCTATCAGACCAAAGTTGAATTTGAATGTGCGGAGTGCAATCAGAAATATAAAATATATCACAATTCGAAGGAGACAGCAGAATTCTGTCCATTTTGTGGCGAATTCATAATCGCTACACACAACGAGACACTAGAAGAAGATGAATCGGATTACGAATCTGATACTTTGGATGATTCTGAAAATGACTGGTAAAGTTTTTTTTGGAATAGACTATTCAATCTCTTGTCCGGCGATGTGTATTCATGAAGGAGATAATTGGTCATATGATAATTGTCATTTTTATTATCTCACTAGCAGGAAAAAATCTCTAATAAATTGTGGAAATATTACAAGTGAATTACATAAATCGTTTTCGAGTAATGAAGAACGATTTGACCAAATCGCAGATTTCTTTATTTCACAAATTGATTACTGCTGTAGAGTTTTGATTGAAGCATATAGTTTCGGTTCTATCGGACAAGTTTTTAACATCGCAGAATGTACTGGCATTCTCAAGCATAAACTTTATTTAAAGAACTGTAAAATAGAAACACTTCCGCCAACAAGTTTGAAGAAATATGCCAGTGATAGAGGCAATGCAACAAAACTATTCATGCATTCTGCATTTCAGAAAGAAACTAATAAAGATTTCAGTAAATTAGTCAACTGTGAGCCCGGAGATTCTCCTGCATGTGACTGCATTGATGCTTATTATCTTTGCAAATATTCTTTTGATAAACATATCAATGAGTTATAAAATAACGCATTCTTTATGCATAAATCTATACTATGACTCAGATCTCACATAAAAGTCGATTTTTACATTTGTAACTATTTAATTTAATTAATAAAAAAAATCAGTTTTTTCTTGATTTTCAATTATAGTTTATGCTATAGTAAAATCATGAATATGACAGTTGAATCTGTATCTAGCATTTTTGTTGTCTCTGAAAAGACAGTCAAAAAGGAAACTAAAAATAATAAGGAAAAAGTTTTTCCTTCTTCTGAAGTAAAAAAAGAAACTGGTTATAAACATAAGGTTAATATCTATGTCTGAGAATCCAATCAAGAGAGAAGTTGCAGTTATTGGAAAGAAAAAGTCCTTTTCATTCTTTCGTGTTATTCTTCATCTGATAGAATTGATTATAATTGCTTGTATTTGGATTATAGCTTCCAAACAAACAGTTAAGTATTATGATATTGCATCTGACTATCTAACAACACAATACAAGATTGCGAAGAGTGATCTTTATTCTTTTTTGAATGTAGTTGAAAGAACTCAAGCAATTCAAATTGATGAATCAAGTTACGATTCAGTTAGAATCGGAGAACTTGTAAGGCAGAAATCTGAAAAATACGGCATCAATCCAGCTATTCTTTTAGCTACAGCAGATCAAGAATCTGGGTTTGATCCAACACGCATTCGATTTGAACAATCATGGAAAGATCAGTATAAGAAACTTTGGAAACAGGGTAAACTCACCGATATAGAATATGATTTGCTTTTTTCTTCAATTGGTTTGATGCAAATAGGTTATGGTTTGCATAGAGATACGTGCGAGATTAAACACTTCACTGAACTGTTAGATCCTGATAAAAATTTAGATTGTGCTGCAAAGTTATATAGAAACTGTTTTAACAGAAATTCAGACCTGAAGCCCGCAGCAAGAGTCCGAACATGCGTTAAGGAATTTAATGGCAGTGGACCGAGAGCAGAGAAATATAGAGATATTGTAATGGAGAAAATTGATGACTATCTCATAGAAAATTCAAAAGAGAAATTGTTTGTGGATGTGAAGAGAGAGTTTGCTAGACTTAATAAAGAAGATAAAAAAGATTCTTGATATTATTCCCGTGTAACTCAGTTGGTAGAGTGATTGACTGTTAATCAATTTGTCGCTGGTTCGAGTCCAGCCGCGGGAGCCATTTTTATTTTGAGAGAGAATTGATTTTATGAGAACAAAGCGAATCATAATTAAAGAAGAAGAACCGAAATTTGATAAGAACTTTCGATTACAAGAGGATTTTCCAAACAAGAAAAATATATCAGCTGATACCTTTCAGCTAATGCGAATTTTCAATTGGTACAATCAGCATAACAAACACGATAAAGCCAGGAAATGGCTTTCAGTGTATGCTCAAAAGACTTTAACAGAAGATCAGGTGAAAGCAATTGAGGAAGCAAAATATATTCCATACTCATTGTGTTGGTTATCCAGACAAGCTGAGATAACCGAATTGCCCAAAAAAATCATTTCTAGATTGAAAGAAGACATTCTCAGATATCTTCCAAAGAATGATGTCTTGACTTGTACGGCAAATAAACCAAGAAGAAACATTCAGGATTATGTTAAAGAACAATCGATCTATTTCGCCTCAGTGCTGAATGTTGAGATTGATGATTGGATCGAGTCTGGCTGTAAAGATTTATATGATGCAAAATCTTTTCTGACAAAGTATGAAATAAAACACATTCATATTCCGATGATTGTGGAGAAACTGAAAAGTAGATTGACTGAATATTCTCTTGCACATTCTGGTAAAGATGAAGATTTAGTGGAAGCTTATTCTGTATTTCCGAAAGAGAAACTTAAGAAAATGATTGATTGTTTAGTTGAAACAATCGACATTTTGAATCAACACAGAGATGAATCGAAGAGTCTATCAAAAAAACTGAGAAAGCCGAGAACAGTTAAGAAAAATCCTCAGAAGTCTGTTTCAAAGTTGCGTTACATGAGAGAAGAATCGAATCTTAAGATTCGAAGTATTAATCCGGTAGATATAATAGACAGCGAACAACTCTGGACGTACAATACTAAAACTAGAAAACTCTGCTGTTATAATGCAGCAAATGTTCATGGATTATTTGTGCATGGATCTACTATAAGAAACTTTGATGAAAAAAAATCTTTGTCAAAGACACTTCGAAAACCAGATTTGATCTTGTCAGAAATCATGAAGTGCAGTAAAGTTCTGTTGCGTAAGACATTCGAGAAGATTAGATCGAAAGAGAAACCGCTGAATGGTAGAATCAACTCGGATGTTCTTCTGTTGAGGGTCTTCTAAATATAGAAGAATGAAATTGTTTAAAAAGAAAAAACAAACTTTTGATACTACCACGCTCAGATTCAACTGCGGTGTTGGTATGTTTGATGTTGATGTGAAAGTTCCGATTGAACTCCTAGAAAAAATTGGTGATTCAAAACAGTGGTCTAGATTAGTCAAAGAATCTGTGACACATTATATTAGATATTTACTCGAAGAAAAACAAATGTCTGACTATGAATTCAATAATTTCTTTGACAAAATTGTCATAGAAAACTTTGATGGATCTATTCCTGTACAATAATATCTTGACTTTTGTAAATATTTCGTGATATACTTTTTTCGTATTCAATAATTAATTATTAATATTATATGAACTGGATAATACCACTTCGAACGATAGATGGACACAAGGTTTTTGTTACTTCCAACGGATTCATTTCAACACACACTCGGGAACATTGGAGAAGAATACTGGGAGTTTCTTCATCAACACACAATGAAAATCTAGTAGTAGTCAATGTTCCTACTCTTGGTGGTATGGAATCGATCATTCTAAAATTTGAGTTTTCAGATATTTGTAAGATGTTTGTTGACTATGTATTGGGGAAAAATTTAAATGTTTAACTCATCAAAACCTAGTAATGATGCTTATTATTGTTCTCTATCTCTTTTGGTTGGAGGAACAAATAGTAATATTATAATTGATGTTTATGTTCCGGACACTATAGTTAATGATTTGCCAGCATATACTGTAGCCAGACTTATCAAGACACTTATTAATAACAAAGAATTTAAAGATGCTGCAATGGAAGAGATACGAAAGGAAGATGAGAAGAAGTTTTCTGAAGATTGTTTTGATGCTTCCTTTGATTATTTTTATGCAGATGGAAATATTTTTGAACAATAAAGGAGAAATAGATGATTGCTTTTTTAACAGGACTTTTGATTGGTGCTTTGGTGACTGTTATTTTTTTGTGGAAGAAGAATGTTGTTGATGTGACAGATATAAATGAGATTATCGAATCTGATGACGAAGAAGACTCTAACGTCTAATATAAAATATTATGAATAATATTGAAAGAAAAACTAAGCTCATCGGTGATTCGCAGTTTTTCAATGAGAAACTGATAAAAGCATTTAAAGCTGGATTTAGATGCGGTGAATCTCGTCATGTTAAAACTAATGTAGCTACTAATGAGGAAATTGAACTTGATGCTTATCCAATCTGCGAAAATATTTTGTCTGATGAAAATTAATATAATACTTCTGTTTATCTTTCTTTGTTTTTCTTTGTATCCACAATTTTCATGCGCCGACGTTAAAGATAAACGAGTATCTGTAATTATACTCAAGGGCAAATATTCAATTACAACAAATCAAGCCAAGAAAGTATTTCGTTCAGCAAAGCAATTCTATACACCAATTGACGTTAATCTGATTGCTGTGCGAATGAGAAAGATTAATGATCCGTGTAAACGTATTCCCAACACATTAGATTCTGGCTTACAGAAATTCGCCTGCTTAAAAATACATTTTATACAGAGACGAGATCTATATCCCGGAGATCATAAACATTATTTCGTCTTACCCCCGATGATTCAGAATGGTGTTAGCTGGCAGGGCGGATATTCTTCCGGCATTTGTATTCACGGACGCGGATTCTCAATGGGAAATGCTATCGCAAAAAGAATTCCCACGGGAGAAGATAGATTGTTTGCTGCTGCTGTTGTGTTGGGACACGAACTTGGACATCAGTATGGATGTAATCATTATGATTCTATAATAAATCTTATGCATAGCAACGCTGGCTATTATGCCGTAAATGGTTATGCATCACAGATGACATTTGCTAATCAGTCTATAAATAGAATGCTACATTGCAACTCTAGAAATCATAGAGCATTTCGACATAAAGATTTTGAACATCTGCAAATGACTCCAATAGAACCTTCGTTGTATTCTAGATATCACATATTCAGTTAAAGATGTATGAAGACAATTTTGAATCATTAGAAAATCTTATCGATCAGCAATCATTAAGTGTAAATCAGAAAAAATATTTTAAAAGTCTGTATGATTGTTTACTGTTGGACGGATTTTCTTTTATTGAAGCGAGAAAAAGAATTTTAGATATTATTAAATGTTATGTCACAATTAAATGTTCCAGTAGTTGAATTCACTCTAGAAAAACATCCGAATGCAGATACTCTTAGTATTGCTCATATTAAAGGTTGGCAGTGTGTAGTTAAAACTCAAGACTTTGAGAATGAAGTTTTGGGCGTGTATGTGCCAATTGACTCCATAGCAGAATCAGATCATGCTCTTCTCGGATTTCTGGAAGGCAAGAAAGTCAGAACGATCAAACTGAGAAAGATACTATCTCAGGGAGTGCTTTTGCCATATTCAATTGTTTGTAGATATCTCGGCTATGAACCAAAGATTGATGAAAATTTAGCTGATGCATTGTCAATTCGAAAATATGAAGCTCCTCTGAAGACTGGATCAATGTTTCAGAGTGGAAAATCTCTTGTTGATATATATCACGAACAGCCAGATTGGTTCTGTAAATTTACAGATATTGAGAATTGGAATAACTATCCCAGTATTATTAAATCTGGAGATTATGTTGTAATTACTGAAAAATTGCATGGCACAAACAGTCGTTATGGTATTTCGAAGGACGGCGAGATTTTTATTGGCTCTCACAACAGAACCCTAAAACTGTTTCCGTTTATTTCAAGTCGAGAACAAAAGAGATGGAATAACAGATCTTTCTTTAGAAAAGTTGTTGATTATGTCTTGAGAAGAAAACCGAAAGTAACAGTTCCGCCGCCGAGTGTTTGGTCTCAGATATATTATCGAGAAAATTTTAGTGAAGTTCTTTCTTCTCTGAGAAATGTTTATCCGAATTCAGATATAGTTGTTTATGGTGAAATTGTAGGACCCGGAATTCAAGATTTGACGTATGGGCATGAACTTGAATTCTATGCATTCGGTCTTACGATAAATGGACTTTACATAGATCCGAGAATAGCGAAGCTGTCGTTAGAAATGTTGAATTTAAAATTTGTTCCCATTTTGTATGATGGAAATTTTAATGAAAATCTTCTCGATTTGTGTAATGGTAAGAGCGAGTTAGCTGATCATATCAAAGAAGGTATTATTATTGAAGATTTGACAAATTCATTTGACTCTCACATTGGGCGTATTATACTTAAGAAGATATCAGAAGCATATTACTTGAGGAAAAATGGCACGGATAATTAGTCCATTACTAAGTATAATATTACTCTCATGTTCATGTTTGGCGGATGAGGTAATAACAAAAAGAGACTATCAGTGGTATCAACTAGAGACTGTTGATGATGCTGCTGAATACTGCGCTCAGTATTTGAAAGAACATCCAGAAGGTTCGTGCGAAGAGAACAAACAGATTCAGTTGGAATATTATCCGAATGATCCAATGTATGTTTTCGGAGTACAAGAGAATTTGGATATAATAAATGTTAGACCCGCATGGAATATAACTCGCGGAGAAAATCAGATAGTAGCCATTGTCGATTCCGGTATTGCATATGATCACGAGGATTTATCTGAGAATATAGCAATCAACACTTCGGAAAATATATTTGGCTGCCCGGGGGATGATACTTATGGCTGTCGATTTGATAATGATTCCAGAAATGGAATTAATAATTCAGTTTACGATGACTTTGGACACGGAACACACGTTGCTGGTATAGTAGCATCTGTTGGTAATAATGATACTGGCATTACAGGGATTTCACCGAAAAGTAAATTGTTGGCTATTAAAGTCTACTCGAATGGATTTGCAACATATTATGACATGGCTCTGGCAATTCAATACGCGGTTCAAAGGGGCGCATCTGTAATAAACATGTCTCTTTCTGGCAGTATGTATTCTTCATATCTAAATGAAATGATCGAATACGCCCGGGATAACAATGTAATGATTGTCGCAGCTGCCGGTAACAGTAAATTGAATTTAGATTTGCCGAATAATAATTCTTATCCATGCGAACACAATTTAGAAAATGTTATTTGTGTTGGAGCAACTAACAATGATGATTCAATTTCTGACTTTTCAAATTTTGGTTCTAATGTACACGTATATGCTCCGGGAATGAATGTCATTAGCACAATTTTTACTCGTTCATATGTTCCAATGTCTGGCACTTCCATGTCAACACCAGAAGTTGCTGCAACAATAGCTTTATTGAAGTCCATGTTTCCGTTCGCAGCATCAGAAATAAAGAACAGATTGATGAGTAGATCTGATTTTGTTAATGGACTTAAAAGATTGAATGTAGCATCCGTTGTGTTAGAATCCGATTCCGTTCGACAGAAAGCACTCAAGTATGCAACAATAAAAGTCAAATACAAAAATAAAAGATCATTGTTGATTGCTAATCTCTATCGAACATTTGATAAAGTTCCTATGCCTCGACATCAAATCAAGTTGATGTGTAATGAAAGACTTGTTAAGAAACACAATACAAATAAGAATGGCATTTACAAAGTTAGAAATCCTAGACGTTCAAATTGTAGATTTTTCTCCAGTTTTGTCAAATATGGATTGACTAAAGTTATAAGATCTGATATTATAAAAAGATGATATTTTTTACTGCTGACACTCATTTCTCTCACGGGAATATAATTAAATACTGTGTCAGACCCTTTCAAAATTCATATGAGCATGATGAAAGTCTGATTGCAAATTGGAATTCTATTGTTACAAAGAAAGATGAAGTATATCATTTAGGAGATTTTGGGTTTGGTAGTCCTACTTATTTAAGTACGATTGCAAATAAATTGAATGGCAAAATTTATCTCATTCGTGGCAATCATGATAAGAGTACTGTCAAAGAGCCATGTGCAAATCGATTTGAATGGATAAAAGATCTTCATGTTTTAACTAGTCAGGTTAAAGGAAATACATATGTGTTTTGTCTGTGCCACTATAGTCTCAGGTCTTGGTACAAAAGTTTTCATGGCAGCTATTGTTTATACGGTCACTCTCATGGCAAACTTCCACATCTTTTTAATTCGTTGGATGTTGGCGTTGACTCAAACAATTACACGCCACAATCATTAGAATCAATCGTCGAAAAGATAAAGACTGAGAACGAGAATATACCAGTCGCGCAAAGGAGAATTTTGGATTGATACTAATAGATTTTCATCCTGTGATGATATCAAATATCACTCAGCAGGTTAAACAGAATTCGGATATTCAGGAAGATCTTGTTAGACATATGGTTCTAACTAGTATTCTTGGATATAAGAGAAAGTTTAGCAACGAATATGGTAAATTAATTATTTGCTGTGATGACAAGTGTAATTGGAGGAAGTCAGTTTTTTCTCATTACAAAGCAAATCGAAAGAAAATCAGAGAAAGATCTTCACTCGATTGGAATGCAGTATTTGATATTCTTCAAAAGATCAAGAACGAAATCAAGGAATATTTTCCATATAAGTATTTGCAAGTTCATAATGCTGAAGCTGATGATATCATAGCTGTAATCTGTCAAACCAAAAATGTACTTGAAAAGGCACTTGTTGTTTCTTCTGATAAAGATATGAAACAACTTCTGAGATATAGTAACGTTAAATTTTACAGCATCTATCATAAGACAATTTTAGATGTAGAGAATCCTAAGAATTTTCTGAAAGAACATATTCTTTCTGGAGATTCGAGTGATGGCATTCCAAATTTTTTATCTGCCGATGATACATTCGTCAATTCAGAAAAGAGACAGTCACCCCTTACACAGAAAAGACTAGCTGAATATATGAATTGCGATCTAAATTCACTTAATGATATGTTAAGAAAGAATTATGATAGAAATAGACTGTTGATCGATCTTGAGTGTATACCAGAAGATGTGAAATTAGCAGTTATAAATGAATATAATACAGTGAATGTATCTGATGGAAAGAATCTATTCAGTTATTTTATGAAGAATCGACTTAAGAATTTAATGACTGATTTGCCGGATTTTATGCAATGAATTTCGATGATCTAGAAAAGGAGTTATTGGATTGGTCGACGATTTTATATCCAAAGTTGGATTCTGAATTAAAGAATGATATAGAATTTCTTGTGAGTAATCCTACAAAAACTCTCGGTTCTAAATATCACGATGCTGGATCTTGTTGGAAATTAATTGATGGTTTAATTGAATATATTAGGAATATAAAAAATGAAAAAGAAAGTAAAGACGGTGACGCCTGAATTGAATTGGGATTTTGATAGAGTTGATTCTGATGTGTTGATTAACATTTATCCCGATGATGCGCCGATTACTACCTCAATCTCACTGCCTATTCAAACGGCAAAAAAATTCGCATTAGATTTATTACAAAATGTTTTAATTATGGAGAATACAAGAGATGTCTAAACAGATTGGCGAAATATTCACAGATCTCAACAAAACAAAAAATAATGCAGAGAAGATAAAAATTCTTCGAGCAAATGATTCAAAGATTTTAAGGGAACTTCTTAGAGTAAATTTTGATAAGAACTTTCAGTTTAGTTTACCAGAAGGAGCTCCACCATATAAAAAATCTACAGAACCCGTTGGAATGGGATATACAACACTTCTCAACGAATGGAAGAGAATGTATCTTTTTGTTAAAGATAAATCTCCTGATGTAAAATCTTTGAAAAGAGAGATGCTTTTCATTAGTCTTCTAGAAAGTCTGGATTCTGTTGAGTCTGAAATTCTATTACAAATTAAAGATAAAAAATTGAAGGGAATTACTCTAAAGCAAGTTCAAGAAGCTTATCCCGATTTTATGAGAAATATCAATGAAGTCAAGACTGATAATTGATTTTAATACTGATAAATTTGAAGATCAAAAAGAGATTCAAGCAATAGTCACTCAAAAACATCTCACGTGGCAATGCGCAATGTTGGAATTTGATAATTGGATGAGATCTATCATTAAGCATTCGATAGCTGAAACTGATGTTGAGCAGATTCGAATAGATTCGATTGCAGAAGTTAGAGAAAAGTTTTATGAGTTTTTAAAAGAAGAAGATTTAGAAATATGTTGAATGTGTTGATTATTCCAAACGAAAGCTTGAGAGTCAAATCCGCCGTAGTTACAGATTTTGATGAGAATCTTCATTTATTTCTCGATCAAATGTATGAGACTGTCAAAGCTCAAGATGGCTATGGTATAGCTGCTCCTCAAGTATCAAAAAATGTTCGAGTGTGTGTTGTTGAATATGATAATGTTAAATATGAAATAATTAATCCAATTATAGTCGAAGCTTCCGGGAAATCTTCAATGAAAGAAGGATGTCTGAGTGTTCCGGGATATTCTGAGTTTGTTGAAAGAGCTAAGAGAGTTAAGATTCAATATCAGAATAGATTCGGCGAATTACAAGAACTTGTTGCGGAAAATGAATTCTCACATGTTGTTCAGCATGAAATTGATCATTTAGATGGAATTTTGTACCTTGATCGATTGAGCAGTCTTAAGAAACAAATTTTCAGAAAATGGTTTAGTAAAAAATTAAAATTTGCCGAGCAGATTCGAAGGCAAACTATTCGTCGGGCTAAAAAAGAAGCTAAAATACAATTGAAAGAAAATAAAAAAAATGATACAATAATGTCTTCTTTAACACCAACATCGGAAGAGATAGATATTTCTTCGAATAATAAATGATAAAATATGTCTGAGAAAACAGAATACGATAACTTAATAGGAAAAAGTGCGAATACTAATCCATTGGCAGGATTAGCTGAGAAAACGCAGTATGATAAAGAATGGAAAAAACACTGGAAAGAAATGCCAGAGTTTGAGCAAGAAGAAAATAAACCATTCAAAACAATATATCTTCATTTTCGTAACGAAAAAGACTATGAGGAATTCGCAGAATTAATTAATCAGAAATTAACGGATCAGACCAAATCAATATGGTATCCAAAACTTGACGTTACAAAGAATTCTCTTCTAAGATGGATCGAGGGTGATCGATAAAATATTTATTCCAACTGTAAAAAGAGTTGAGAATCAAATAACATATAACAATCTTCCCGACGAATTGAAAAAAAGAGTTGTCTTTGTTGTTCAAGCCTGGGAACGAGATCAATACAAATATGATACTGAATATCTAGTATTGCCTGATACTGAAGAATACAATGTTAGTAATCGTTATTGTTTGACAAATACAAAAAGACTCATTTATGAAGAAGGTAAAAATATAAAATATGCATTGCTTGATGATGATCTGAAATTTGGAAGAAGAAATGCCAAGTATTTTGGTGATGCCGTCAATATGGAGAGGTCAAAAAGATATGCAACAAATGATGATGTAATTCAGATGTTTGATTTATATGACACTTGGTTAGATGAAGTCACTGTCTGTGGATGTGGATTTGTTGATAGACCTCCAAGAAATGAAAGATATCGTGATAATGCATCTTTAAGCAGTGCTTTATGGATAAATGGTTCTCATTTCTCCCACATTCTGAAAGATTTGGATTTAACTTGCGTTGGAGTGGCACAAGATGTTCTTTTTTTGTTGACTTTATTAACAAGGGGATTTGCAAATAGAGTTAGTGAGGAGTATATTTTTTTTAATGCTAGTACAATTCAAAAAACAATGAAGTCTCCTCAATGGGATAAAATGAAAGCCGAGGAAGTACAGAAAGATCATGAGATTTTGGAAAAACAATTTCCTGGAATTTTTCAAATTCTAAGAGATGAGAGTGGTTCTAGAATTCACGGAGGATTTAGAAATCATGGAAAATCCAAAATCAATTGGAACAAAGCATTCAAACAATCACAATTAACAACATTAAAGAATTTGTTAGTAGAATAATGACAACTAATCCTCGTCATCCCATATACATCGTATCCAAGAATCGTTCAGATTCTATGTTTACTTCTCGTTCTCTATCTAGAATGAAAGTTCCTCATAATATAGTGATAGAACCACAGGATTTTGATTCTTATAATAAAGCACTAGATAATTTTCAAATTCGAGATTATGTAACATTGCTTGTTGCGCCGTTTTCAAATCATGGAGATGGACCTGGAAGAGCAAGAAATTGGGCGTGGGATCATGCAATTTCTCAGAATGCAGAGTATCATTGGGTAATGGATGATAATATTTCCGATTTCTATCGATTGCATAAGAATCAAAGAATACGAGTAGAAAGCGGTTGTCTATTTCGAGCGTGTGAAGATTTCACAGAGAGATATGAAAATGTTCCGATGTCTGGATTGCAATATAGATTTTTTGTTGCACCAAATCAGTCATATCCTCCATATGTAATTAACACCCGCATATACTCTTGCAATTTAATTAGAAATAATTGTAAACACAGATGGCGAGGTAGATACAATGAAGATACAATTCTAAGTCTTGATATACTCAAAGATGGAGATTGTACAATACAATTCAACTTCTTTCTACAGGGAAAATGTGCAACTCAGACTGTTAGCGGAGGAAATACATCAGAATTTTATCATGCAGAAATTGGACTCAATGAAGAAACCGGAGAGGCAATAAAGTCTGAAAGTCTAGTTAATAGGTATAATGCTGACGGTACAATTGCTAAGTCGAAAATGTTAGAAGATATCCATCCAGATGTTGCAAAAGTTGTTTGGAAATATGACCGTTGGCATCACTACGTTGACTATAGTCCGTTCAAAAACAATAAACTAAAGCTAAAACCGGGATTAAAATTTTCCGACAAACCAAACAACTATGGACTTTATTTAATTGATAATTACGGATTATGAATCCATATTACGAAGACGAATCCGTGAAAATTTATCACGGAGATTGTAAAGAAATTTTGCCCCAGCTAGAGAAAGCAGATTTACTCATTACAGATCCGCCATATGAACAGTCTAGTGCTGGTGGTGGACTAATCAAACAAAGAGAAACTTTTCAAAAGATCGGTAAAGATTTGTCATCATTCAATCTTGATGATTTCTGGTCACCTCTTTTGCATTGTACAAAGAATAAACATGCTTATATCTTTTGTTCTAGAAGCACACTGCCTCTTCTATGTAGACACGCAGATGCACAAGAACTTAATTGGGACATTTTAATCTACGGTAAGAATAATCCTATACCAATGAAAAACAATAGATATCTGTCTAGTTTCGAATTTCTGTTTTTCATGAGAGGTACAAACTGTTATTGGAATAATCATGCTACATTTTCACATTATTCTAAGATTAAAATGGTAAATTGTATTCCTTCAACATTCGGTCATCCCACAGAAAAAAATGTAAACATCATTCAAGAGTTAATTGATGTTTCTAGTTTAGAAAATCATGTAATTATTGATCCATTTCTCGGTTCAGGTACTACATTAGTAGCAGCTAAAAATTTGGGCAGAAAAGCTATTGGGATAGAACTTGAAGAAAAATATTGTGAAATTGCAGCTAAAAGACTTTCAAATACAGACAAAATTAATAGACTAACATTTAAATGAAAATTCGTTGTTACAAATGCCACAAAGAGTCAAAAGACTTTGACTATATAGTAAGTGCAGCAAAAGAATTGTGCTGTGAGCCGTATGAATATGTAATTTCCTACGACCCTGAGTATAATCCGAGCACGGGCGCATTTTTATGTCAGTATTGTTATATTGAAAAGTTGAATGACGGAAAAAATTCTAAACCCAGAAAATAACATTGTAATTCTTTGTCGACCAGAAAAGCACACAGTCGTTGATATATCAGATAGTAACATTACAATTAGAGGTAGTGTTTCTGGCACTAAATATCAAAGAACTTTTAAGATTGGCGATCTTGTTGAATATGATTCAGACTATAACGGATCATTATTCGGTAAACTGAAACGTATATATAAGAATGCTGTTTTGATTACATCAAATCAAAGAATATACAGAGTTTCTTTATTTGATTTTGCTAGAAGAAATTGGGATCTCAAGTCAGAGGAATTATAAATGCCTTTATATCGATTTTATTGTTATTCATGTGGACATGTTTGGGAAGAGTCTAGAACTGTTGCTGAAAGATTAGAGCCAACAAAAAAGCCCTGTCCGGAATGTGGCGCAGTACATGGAAAAAAGACAAAAGATGGAGATCCGTCTGGCGTTGATATACTCATATGTGCAACTGCAATAGGAGATTCTGTTAGATTGGGAATTACAAAGCCTCGCGGAGACTTTCGCGAAATCTTACAACAAATCAAAAAGAACAATCCAAAAAGTACTTTAGATATATAGTATAAATATTGATGTGTTCTGAACAGTTTAAAAAAAGTTCAGTTATTAAAAACACTTAAAAAGATTTTTACAGGAGATTTAATTATGGCCACATCAACAGGAACTATCGTCTTCTACGACCGAGCATTGCTTACAATGTTCTCGGGTTTAAATTGGACTAGTTCGTCATTAACATTTACAATGGGACTTGCAACAACAAGTTATACGCCAAATGTTGCATCACAGACGATCTATGCAAATATTGGTTCAGGACAACATTCAACTACTTTTGGATATACGCAGCCCGGATTAACACTTTCCGGCGTTTCGTACACAACAACCGGAACAGCAGGAAGTCTTCTTGGCACATTCGATTTTTCTGATCCAACATGGACAGCAGCCAGCGGATCAATCGTTGCAAAATATTATTTCATTTATACTCCGACATCAGTAACAATTGCTGGTGCCACAGCTGTAGCTAATACACTTCTGGCATATGGATTACTTGATAGCTCGGGGGCAGTAGTCACAACGACAGATACAAATACATTAACAATTAATGTTGATGCATCTGGATTCTTTACTACAGCATTTGTGTAATAAAATCGATTCGATTTTAGTTAATTATTTACTTGGGCAATTTTATATTGCCCATTTTCTTATAAATAATTAAAGATATTACACGGAGATTCTTTGAATGTCAGACACAGTAGTTATAGATGCAACGGGCAACAGTGAAACCAGTACTACTGCTAGAATTGCAACCGATGAAATCGTCAGGAATTCTGTAACTGAACATCAGCAAATAATGAAGTTGTCTCTTGGTGCTGATGGACAATCTTCTCTAGTTCGAATAGGTCAACAGCCATCAGTAAGTTCTATACCAGTTGTCATAGCAAGTGATCAATCATCATTGACTGTTTCTGGTTCTGTTACTGTATTAAATTCTAGTGTCACAATTTTTGGAAGTGTTACTGTTAATAATCAAATTAGTTCAGTAACAGTAAACAATACATCTTTTAGCACAACCGTATTAAATTCTTCATTAACTATTTCGGGCACGGTTACTTGTCAGCCACACTCAGTGACAGTTAGTAATTCTGGATTTAATCAGCTAAATGCTATGCCGTCTGGCACAAATTCTATCGGATCTGTTACAGTTTTAAATCCGTCTATTACTGTTTCCGGTAGTATGTCAGTAAACACTGAAACATCTGTAACAATAAGAAACACAACATTTTCTGTTACTGTACTGAATCAAGTTTCTTCTGTTACAGTTAATAATACTCAGTTTAGCACAACTGTTCTCAATACAACCAGATCTGTCACCGTATTGAATCCATCACTAATAGTGGCTGGAAGTGTATCTGTAAATACAGAACCCTCAGTAACAGTAAGAAACACCACTTTCAGTGTCACAATACTGAATCCAACTGTGTCTGTATCAGTTCAGAATACAGTTACTAGTGTTACAGTAAACAATACACAGTTTTCTGTTACTGTTTTAAATGCATCAACAACAGTTTCCGGTTCAGTTACAGTATTAAATCAAATAACATCTGTAACAATTAATAATGTTCAATTCAGTACAACAGTATTAAATCCCAGCATCACAACTATTCCGGGAGATGGTTGGGTATCTGGACTACAAAATAATGCATCATTATCTGGTGCTTATGGAATACCAGTTCAAGTAAATAATGGCTCTTTGACTGCCGAGTGGTTAAAACAACCAACAACACCGAGTGACACGCAGATCATTTCTGGTTCTGTTACAGTTTCTAATCCTGTATCTTCTGTAACAGTTTATGGTTCTGTTACTGTTAGCAACGCACAGTTCAGTGTTACTGTTTTAAATACATCAACAACGATTTCTGGTTCTGTTACTGTAAACAACACAACATTTAGTGGTTTGCTGCCACTCACATCTGGCGGTTGTACAACATTTAAATCTGTTGACCTGGACGAAACGGAAGAAGAAATAAAATCAACTGCGGGTCAAGTTTTTGGTTGGTACATGTTTAATGCATCAACATCTGTTAGATTTGTTAAGTTTTATAATGCTACTGCGGCAAGCACAACCGTGGGCACAACTGTTCCAGTTATAACTATGGGAATACCAGCAGGAGCAGCCGCGAATGCATTTAATTCACACGGAATAGAATTTAATACTGCAATTACGGTAGCATCAACAACTGGAATAGCAGATAACGATACTGGTGCACCGAACGCAAATGATGTTAGTGTAAATATTTTTTACAAGTAATTTAAAATGGCAACGACCTGGCTAGTTAGAAACGCAACGGCAACTGGAGCGATCGGACACAGTTTCAATTCTTCTGGTGGAACAGATACCTACGGCAATAGTAGGTTTTTTACCTCTTTTGATCTAACTGCATACTCTGACGCCGATGTTGTGATTTATGGACCGACAGCAGATGGAACGCTGATTAGGACTGAAACTGTACCAAGCGGTGACCCGCCAACACCAGTAGGTTAATCATGACAACGCCTTATAGAGTACAAGTGCAAGTAAGAACAACCGCTGTAAGTACGGGCGTTCCGGTGGTGTGTGAGTGGACGCAGGGCGCTGATAATTGGGGAACGGCAATCGAATCAGACGGGCGCGATTGGACTACAACCGATGAGCATACTGAAGAATCAAACTCAATGACCTCGGCTAATACTTATTATACATGGGAAATAGATCCTTCTGCGCTAGACTTCACTAAAACTTTATACGTTCGTTTCCGCGACACAACAGAAAACTCGACGAACATAAAAAACTGCGCAATAGCAAGTCAAAATAATTCAACCACCGCATACAGACCCCAATTAATTATCACATTTGCTAATCCAAATCCGTCAGGACCACCAATTAGACTTTTAGCATCTTTAGGAGTAGGATAATGGAAGAAATACAAACCGAACCATCAAAAACTGAAGTTGTACAACCAGTTCAGAAGAAAGTTATTCGAGATGTTTATTCTGGTCCAAGTAGACCAATGCAGCAAGATGATAATAACGATTTAACTAATTAATACAGGAGAATAAATGACAAAATCAAAATACGTTACACCGGAAATGCTTGTTCAGTTCAGGGAGGAGCTTTTGAAGATGATTGTCGAGGGGCGCAAATGAAATGGCTTTTACTTTTAATTCCGGCGCTCGTATGGGCGCGTATGCGGCGAGGACATAGCGCATGACCTTAGTTTTAGATGAGAGCATAGCACTTTTCTCGCAAACGCTCCATCTGCAATACACCTATACAATGACTAAGCAGTTAAATACTGCGCCGACCGTAGTTTTGCTTTGCTATGGTTCATCGGTTGGGGGGTCGGAGGCTCCTCCGGTTTCCGTCACTTACGGGGGCGAGGATATGACGCTAATCGGAACGCATGGTTCCGGCAACTTGACTCGCCGCATTTACGCGCTTGTGAATCCTCCCTCTGGTATCCAAGATTGTGTTATCACTATCCCAACCGGGGCGGGCTACTACAACATATTCGGTACGCTCACTAGCTATAGTGGATCTTCCGTCGAGTCAATTAGCACCAGTAGCAACGGTTATGGACTCTACGATCCAATGGTGAGTTTCGGGGCGCATACCAATTCGTTACTACATGTATTCTCACAGTTTTTTGGGTTTGTGAATCGATTTGATTCGGCAAACGGAGTTGAACTCGGCAGGTGGCAGAGTAACCAACTGGGCGCGGCTTACGAATTGGCTGGTGGGAGTGGTAACATAGATTGGGACTTTGCGGGGGAGAGTCCTTTGAGCCTTAGCGTTGTTGTTGAGATAATGCCAGTCGCGGTGATACCAGTTCGCAAGAAGTTCCCGTTTAGGATGGCGATGTAACTGACAATGACATCGCATATCGACTAAGATCACCGCGGGAAGAGACACCCAAAACACGCCAAAATTCAATAATTCACAAACATTAAATATACATGTATTAGTATACGTGTATTCTAAATGTCACTTTTAACGTTTTTTCTAAGACGCGGAAAACGCAAAGACCCAACGACGATTGTTCTTTCAACTAAGAACATTGTCATACAATCTTATGTTCCTACTGTAACATGGACGGAAACTACTGTTTCTGTTAGTGTTGAATTGCCCAGAAGAGAGTTGAGATTTTCTAGTTATGATCCGATTATTTTCTATACAGAAAATTATTCAGTAATTCTAAATTCTTCGAGACTAGAAGTACTTAGAAAAGCTTTAGTTATAAAAATTGAATATAGAGAATTATTTGAATTCAGTTTTGAGTGCCAAGAAAGAACTTATGAATTTTCAGCAGAAGAAAAGCAAATAAACTTCAGCAGTAGAATATACAATTCAATTCAGGAATCTTCTCACAGAATCTTCAACTTCATAAATAGTATAATACACAGAGAATAAAGAGATTTTTTATGTCAGATGGCGTTCCAGTAGGACAAGGAAGTACAACTTTTAATATAGCAACAGATGAGGTTGTCCGTAGTTCTGTAACTGAACATCAGCAAATAATGAAGTTGTCTCTTGGTTCAGATGGTGAAACAGATCTTTTAGTAGATTCTGGTCAACA